AGGATCGTACCCTGTTCCGCCGCTGTTTCCTTGTCCAGTAGTACCAGATCCTCCCAATGTCGAGACGTCACCTCCTCCTCCCCCACCTGACCCGCCGCTGACTCCATTGGCGCCATAATTTCCGCCTCGTCCGCCCCCTATAGCTGTTAGTGAAAAGGCTCTAGAATCAGATCCGTTAGCTCCAATGCTGCCACCTGCTCCGACTACAATAGTATATGTAGATGTAAAATTAACTACCTGTGTTCCAGACAGTAATCCACCTGCTCCTCCTCCTCCTCCCCAACCATTTGCATTACCAGCACCTCCACCAGCAACTACCAAATATTCCACCGACATTGAGGTAGCTGTGCTAGTACTAGTAACTGCCATCCAAGCCCCTGCCACCGTATCATAATATTCTACTCGAGCGATTTCCGTATTATATCTTATAACACCATTGTTAGGCGAGCCGGGACGTTGAGCTGTATTGCCTGTGGGTAAGTCGAAGAATCCCGAGCTTGTAGTCATGACATCATAGACTGAGGCTACACCGCCATCGCCTCCGACAGTTGCCCAGGCATTGCTGAAATATACGTTGAGTTCACCGGTTTCGGTGTTAAGCCACATGGCACCTTGGCTACTACCCACTGGCGCAGTATCACTTACTGTGACATTGGCCCCGCCGCTACCACCTGAACCCGCCGGTCCGGTCGCACCAGTTAGGCCAGTAGCACCCTGCGGACCAGTGGCTCCAGTTGTACCAATACCGGTAGCACCTGTAGGTCCTGTATTACCTGTAATCCCGGTTGATCCGGTTGCTCCTACATTACCTGCTATACCAGTAGCACCTGTTGATCCTATGCCAGTGGCACCTGTGAGTCCTGTATTACCTTGTATTCCAGTAGCACCTGTAGCACCAATAGCCACACCTGGTTCCCAGCCTTCACCGTCATAGGTCCACGTATTACCGTTATATGTATAGGTTTGACCTTGCGTGGGATTTGACGGAAATTGAATTGGCATTTAGATATTTATTGTGTAATTTTACAGATTAGGCAACATAAGAACCAGTGCTAGTAAAGGTATGATAGGTGTAGCCACCAGCACTGGTTATGGTTCCACCTGTACCTCGTTGACTACCCAAATATCTTATAATAACAATACCAGACCCACCTGCACCACCTACTACCCAACTTGTATTTCCGCCTGAACTACCTGCCCCGCCTCCGCCGCCCCCGGTGTTGGCTCCTCCCGCTGATCCATTACCGGTGGTGCCAGCCGCTGGAGCATTACCGCCACCACCGTTTCCGCCAACTCCACCACCTTGTCCATTGACACCGCCAGCACCACCACCACCTGATCTAAATGTACCAAGTGATTGCCAATTTAATCCTGCTCCACCATTTTTGTCTGTGGCTGCTGCTGCGGCACCGCCACCTCCGCCTGCAGGATTAGGGCCACCATATCCATTATTACCTTGTCCTGCTATACCAGAACCACCAGTTTGGTATCCTCCGCCGCCCGATCCGCCCGATCCGCCTGCATAACTACCAGGCGCCGGGCCTGCTGTGGAACCACCGTATCCGCCGCCTGAAGCGATCGAACTTATTGCTCCACCGATAATACTACTACTACCGCCATTGGTAGCAGCTACAAATGGGCTTCCTGTTCCTGCTGATCCACCGGCACCAACTGTAATAGCATAGGTTACTCCTACCCCTAAGTTAACTGAATTAGTGACATATCCGCCACCTCCGCCACCACCGGCATAGGCACCTCCGCCACCACCTCCGCCACCACCTCCGCCACCACCTGCTACTATGAGATAGTCTATAGGATACACACCAATTTGTGTTATATTATTCCAACCGCCACTGTAATAAATTTCTAAAAAGTTAGTGGTAGAATTAACTCTCATGGCACCGTCTACCGGAGTTCCGGGTCTTTCTACTGTAGTTCCTACTGGTAAACCAAAATATCCAACAGTGTTAGCAGAAACATCATAAACATTTGCTACACCACCAGCTCCAGCTGGGCCAGTAGCACCTTGGACTCCAGTAGCACCAGTGGCACCAGCCCCTGTAGCTCCTGTGACCCCTGTAGCTCCTGTGACTCCTGTAGCTCCTATTAACCCACCATAAGGTAAACTGTTCCAAGACGTACTTCCATTACCAATTTTGAATTGATCTGTGTCTGTTTCTATACCCATTTCCCCGTCGGCTAACACAGGGTTGGCCGAAGACCATTCAGACGCCGTTCCTCTACGGAATTGAAATTGTATATTGGGCATTAATTTACTCCTCCACAATCAAATGCCGGTCCTTGAGTATACACTGTAGTCGGTGCACCCCCATCAAATGTGTAAGCTGTACTAGGCCCAGCTGGGCCTGTTGCACCAGTTAACCCAGTAGCACCAACAGGACCAACTGCAACACCAGCCCAGGCACCACCATAATATATTCTTAGTTTACCAGTTTCATTGTCTAACCACAAACTGCCCTCGGTGCTAGTCACTGGTACAGTATTACTAACTGTGACAGTAGCTCCACCTGATCCAATTGTGACATTACCGATTTGACTACCCGTTGGCAGGATTACTGCATTATTAGAACTAGTAATTAATGCACCACCTAGATCAATGGTATTACCTGACAGATACAGATCACGCCAACGCTGTGAAGTTGACCCTAGGTCATAGGTTATATTAGCACTAGGTAGTATGTTAGACGATACTGCTAATAAATTAGCCGCTGGTCCGGTTGCACCAGTGGCTCCACCGGGCCCTACCGAACCAGTAGGTTGTACCCAATAAAAATCGTCTCCATCATTATAATAAATTAATAATCTACCAGTATTGGTATTGAACCATAATGCACCCACTGCCGGGGTCGATGGTGCTGTATCACTCACTGAGATTGTGGCACTACCTGATCCTACTCCAATGACATTACTGCCAATGCGACTGCCTTCGGGCAGCACAATAACAGATCCATTGGCCGAAATCTGTGCAGATCCAAGGTTAAGTACATTACCAAAATAAGCATCACGCCAACGTAATGCACTGGTGCCTATATCGTAGACATTGTTAGTATCAGGAATTACACTGGTACTAACCGCCAATAAATTACTGCTGACACCGGTCGCACCAGCTGGTCCTGTGCTACCAGTTGCGCCTGTATTACCTGGAGTTCCTGCTGTACCTGTAGCGCCAGTGGCTCCTACGCCAGTGGCACCCGTACCGCCCACTGGTCCAATATTACCCTGTGTACCAATAGCACCTGTACTACCTACTGGTCCTGTACTACCTACTGGTCCTGTACTACCAGTAGCTCCAATTGGCCCTTGAATGCCTGTAGCGCCAGTGGCTCCTCCAGGATCACCCTGGACGCCAGTGGCGCCTGTTGCACCGGCTGGTGCATAGCTAATTTTCCAATATGAACCAGTCCAACGCCAAGTTATATTGGCGTAGGTATATGTATCATTTAGCTGCGGACTCGCAGGAAAATTAGCTGGCATTTACCTAGAAAATCACTGCGCGGCAGGAATTTCTACCCAACTTGTAGTTGCTTCATCCCAACTGTACATGTTACCATCTGTAGGCATAGGTGTAGGTGGATCCCATAGGCATGAGCTTTCATTTAATACCCAGCTGGCAAACGGCTTAGGTGGAATAAACGCATCACGTTGTGGATCGTAGCTGTAGCCAATACCAGCATAGTTTTTACGGTATGGTGTGCCACCTTCTTTGTGTACTCCACCGTAGGTGTTGTAACTAGTACGTTTGCAGAGCTGTCCACGGAATTGACCGTAATGTGCTTCCCAATCGTAGTTGCTTTCATCTTTTCCGACGATTACTTCAGTTACAATAAAGTTTTCATCTAAAAACGCATAGTGTGCCATTAAAAAATCTCCTCAAAGTAATATTGATCTTGTATTTATACTACAAGATTAGTTCTGTGAGCTCCATGTTATCACCAATTTTGCCCACAGGAAAAGTGTTGAAACTCAAACTAATTCTTGTAACCGAATCTGCAGCCACGCTTTGAACCATGTGTTCAAGGTGACTGGGAAACATAATTAACTGACCTTCAACGCTGTCAAACCACCAACTTTCACTGTTAAACATATTCCAGTTGTCGGTTTTAAATTTAATCTGTTGGTATCCTGAACGATAAAAATAAATTTTATCTTGTCCGGGATTAGTCTGTACATAAAACACGCCGCTGACTATGCTGTTTGGGTGTGCGTGTTTGTGATGATACTGCCCGGGTGTAGTAAAATTCCCCCAGCTTTGTGTGATTCTTAGTTTAAGATCTGTACTGGGCTGATAAATTTCTCGAAAATATTCGTTGGCTGATTCTAAGAAAAAAGTTTTTAAATCTTTTAATTTCTTTTTTTCTACTATGTAATTGTCTTCTGTGCTGGTATTACCCATATTGGATCTTTGCGGTTGACTGGTAATAAAATCTAATTCGGCTTTGGTAATTTTTCGATCTAGTGTAAAAAATGCCACCGGCGTAGGAAAAAGTTGATTGATTTGCATTTGAGAATTCCAGTAAGTATTACTGTAATTATCGCTTGAATGTTCTTTGTTTAATTAAAAGTAACCGTTCCGGTTCCGGCTGTAACTGTATATGTTCTATAGCCAACTTGACTAGTACTTGTTGTGACATTAGCTGTGATACCTGCTGAGAATGTGGCTGAATACTGTACAGGAACACGGAGAATTACAATGCCAGAACCACCTGTGCCACCGTTGCCATTACCGGAAGGATTTGATCCGCCACCACCACCACCTCCACCGGTGTTTGTGGTTCCACTATCGCCGTTAGTATTGTTATTTTTGGCAGATCCGCCGCCACCTAACCCACCTAACCCGGCAGTTCCGCCATTCCAGGATCCACCGCCTCCGCCGCCCGAATAAGTAATATTACTACCACTTATTGAACTATTTGCGCCTATACCCCCGTTGCCCCCAGTAGTGGTTGTGCCGGTTGTACCTATAGCTCCTGCTCCGCCGCCGCCGCCACTTCCATAATTAGGTCCTCCTGTTGCACTTGCGCCTCCGTTATTTCCCTGACTTGGTGCTGTGCTTGGTGTGTTTCCTGAACCACCTGCTGCAAGAGTGCTACCAGTTACTCCATCAGTTGTTCCGCCCCCACCAGACCCGCCAGGGCCCCCGGCATTTGCCGAACCGCTAGTAACTATTCCCCCTCCATACCCTCCGCCGGTAGAAGTAATAGATGAAAATACCGAATCGCTGCCTTTAGTTCCTACACTTGCTGTTCCACCGGCGCCACCTGCTCCTACAGTTAATGCATAGGAAATTCCTGTAGTAATAGATGTAGCTGTTCCAGTTAAGAATCCACCGCCACCGCCACCGCCACCTCGTTGGTATCCACCACCGCCTCCACCAGCAACCACCAAATAATCTACTGTAAGTGGTGGACTAGTTGTAAAAGAAATCAACCCTGTGCCTGCGTTGAATCTTGTGTATTTCTCTGCTGCGTTTATAGCAACAGTTTCTGCGGCGAGCCCGGTTCCTACGTTAATATAATAATTGTTTGAGTAGCGCAGAACGACTACTCCCGACCCCCCCGACCCTCCTGCATGAGTCCCCGGATAAGTCTCAGCTGTGCCACCGCCCCCACCCCCTCCGGTGTTTGTACCGCCAGTACCGCCTGCTCTGGATCCTGCTCCGCTACCAGCAGTTCCGGGACTGCCTGTGTTAAAACTATTGCCGCCGCCGGTGCCTACATTGTTATAGCCGGCGGCGCCACCACCACCACCTAGTCCACCATTTCCAGATTTTGCCGAGGTATAATGACCAGCACCACCGCCACCGCCTGCAAATGTCAGTGTTGTGCCTGTAATTGTGGTATTTGCCCCAGGCCCACCGTGCGGAAACGCTCCAGATGGATAACTAGAACTATCAGCACTTATACCCACACCACCGGCTCCACCGCCACCACCTCCATCTACTTTTAGGCCGCCGACATGATAACCAGAACCACCAGCATAGCCCTGAACAGGCGTAGTAGCAGGTGTATTACCGGCTCCCCCGGGTCCAGCTCCAGTTGTTCCATTATTACCATTGCCGCCGCCTCCTGAACCACCTGATCCGCCTGCTGGATTACCCGGAGCATAAATTGCACCACCACCACCTCCAGCTGATGTAATCACATTAAAAGTGCTGTCACCGCCTTTTGTTCCCGCAGCAGCTACCACACCAGCGCCTCCGGCTCCTACAGTAACAGTGTAGGTTGTATTAAGTTGTATATTTCCTAATGTACTATTTCTAAATCCGCCACCGCCGCCGCCACCGCCGCCGTGTGTGGCTCCACCACCTCCACCCCCGGCTACTACAAGATATTCAACAGAGATTGGTGGAGCTGAAGTAAACTTAACAGTCCCTGCTCCGGCAGTAAACTCAGTTATTCGAGTATTACCGGAAATAACCGAATTAGCAGTTAATCCTGCAGATACAACAGGGTAAAAATTAAGATTAGTCCTTACTATAACAATGCCGGATCCCCCGGCACCACCAGTAAAAGAATTAATTCCACCGCCCCCTCCGCCCCCTCCGGTGTTAGTTCCACCGGCACCACCAGTGGCCCCAGGGTTTCTAGCTGACCCACCGCCTACACCGGGTGCAGAAGTATTGAATCCGCCACCACCTCCACCGATTCCCCCAGCGCCGGCTTGTTTACTATTATGAGTAGCTCCTCCACCTCCACCTGCATAGTAAAAACCATCAAAGGCTAATCTCCCAGGGCCACCTGCACCGGCAACCGAAGTGTTTGTTGCCGGTGATTCCCCTACACCGGCGGCTCCACCGCCGCCGGCACTGGGATGATCTGCAGCATTAACAAATCCAACTGACCCTCCAGCATATCCTTGCCCGGCTGTGCCTGCGGCGCTGCCACCCGATGACCCTGAGTAAATCCATGTTGCTCCGCCACCAGACCCGCCGCTGGCAGAGTTCTGCCAGTTGTACGGCGATGAATAAGCACCAACAAGACCGCCGCCTTTGCCGCCACCCAGACTGGTAATCGACGCAAATGTGCTATTGGACCCGTTAGCCGAAGATCCAGTCGCGGCGCCAGCTCCTACCGAACACGGATAATCTGCTTCTAAATTTAATGAAAGACTTGATTCAGCAGCCGCGCCGCCACCACTTGTACCAAGACTTGTCCTAAATCCGCCAGCACCTCCGCCTCCACCTCCCCAGCTTCCCCCACATCCGCCACCAGCAACTACAAGATAGTCTACAGATAGAGTACCACCCCCAGTGGCGTCACCGGCAGTTTTATTAACCGCCATCCAACGTTGATAAGCAGAATCCCAGTACTCTACATTTAATGTAGAACTATTGTATCGGATTGCTCCCGAAGGTGGCACGGCCGGGCGTTGTGCTGTGGTGCCCGAGGGTAAGTCAAAGTATCCGGTACTATTGTTAATTTGGTCACTGACAGCAGTCACATTGCCGGCTGTACTGGCTGCTGATTTTGTCCAGGTACGCCCAGTCCAGATCCAAGTAACACCGGCATTGCTGTAAGTATCGTTGACATTGGGATTCGAGGGAAATGTTAATGGCATACTACAAACTCGCTATTCTAAATAGCCATATATCTACTGTACGACCTTTCCAGGTACCTAATGTTAGATCGGTGGTAGGTGACATAGTCCACCCAGGATTTCCCGAAGGGGCACCCGCATGACCTGCTGTTCTTGTGCCAGTTTGTGTCCAACCTTGTAATCTATATGTTGATGAGACACTGTCTACCCGATAGATAAGGTGAAAATCTTCGGTATGATTGTCCTCGGACCCCATTCTAGCTGTCACACCCACTGCGTTAGTAGTTCCATCTTTTGTCACAGCATATTGTGTCCAAATATCTCCACCACTGGCCTGTCGATAACTCATATGCAAGGCATAAATTCCTGTTAAAGCGTGAGTCCATGTTCCGCCCGAAGTATTTGTAGTCACTGAGATATTTTTAAGTGTACCAAATACCCTGTAGATAGGCATCGTGACACCATCAGTGGCTGTACTAGAAACAGTAATTTGGAAGGCATCATCAAATAATGTACCAAAATTGGCATAGGCACTACCGTTTAATATGCTATTATCAGGTAGAGTTATCTGTGATCCGCTTATACTAATTGGCATAATTATTCAGGTTTTGGGTATCGGGCTTTGACTGCTAGACAATCTTGTATATACTTATCAATTTGAGCTTGCTCGCCTTTGACCACTGCATCTAAGTAATCTGTGATAGGTGGATATTCTCGTGCCCTGAGACGTTGATATTCTGTGGCTGCGATTTCGGCCTTGATCGTTTTAATGACTGCTACGACTTCGTCTTGAGTGGGTTGTGTTTGATTTTGATCGTGCCAGATTAAACCTTCATAACTGTCCCCCGTCAGTGACCATTCTGCCCCGGGGCGCAATCTCAAAAGTGCTCGATCGATCATTATGCTATCTCCATTACTACAATTGTTGATGATCCTCTATAACCATCACTATTACTGGCAGTGTTATCATTTTCTGTACGATTTACATAAACCGTAGATGAAGTTTGAGGGCCTACATAAATTTGATAGGTCAATTGACTAAGAGTGTAGGGTTGATCTAAAAAAGTAAATGGATCGTTGCCAGTTACTGAAACATGTTGATCGTAGTGCCTGCCTATTACACCAGTCAAACTACCGCTGGGAGTACCACCGCCAATATCTACACCATTTCTTTTTAATTTCATATAAAATTGTGTTATTGTACTAGTGCCCGATCCATTTACATAACCGAAAACTAAAAACTTACTTTCTAAAAATCTCGGGCTTATGTCAACAGATAATCCAGGCACAGCAGCGCCTCCACTGTTTATTTGAACAGTTGTAGTAAATGGCGTAGTCAAAGTGGCTGATTTCACCTGTAATACAGCATCGTATTTAATGCCTGCTGTGTTTTGCCATATATCAAATTTTGCATAACTGGGCATAATTATCCTCTAGGGTATTGGAGTTTTACCTGAGCACAGGCGGCAATATAGGCAGTCATTGGTTCGGTGTTTCCTTGTGTTTGCCAATAAATAGCATCGGCTAGGTCTTCCAGTGGTGGATATGCTTGAGCTCTTTGACGTTGATATAATCGTGAATCATAATCGGCCTGTAGCCTGGCAATTTCTGTTTGTAGTTGTTCTAATGTCGGTTCAACTTCGGGCTTATTTTTTAACCAAACTATTGACTGATAGTCTTCGTTTTCTAATATAAATTCAGATTCAGGATATAGGCTTAATAAAGCATTAGTAACGTTCATTGTGCTATCTCCTTGGCAATAATTACTATATCGTGATCAAACCCCCAAATAGCACTGTCCCCTGCAGTATTACCAAAATACAACACCCCTGTGCCACCAGTTTCTCTCATAGCTTCAAATCCGTATTCGCAGGCGTTTGTTGTGCCTGGAGTATCAAGAGCTATGAAGTTTACCCACATGGGATCGTTTACATCGTACCCGGGGGGTCTTATTGTAATTCCTGCAAATACTTGTCTACTGCCATTTGCTACACCTGCAGTGAGAAATGAATATGTCTTAGTTCCTGCTACACTCCTAAAAGCTCGAAAACTGTAAATAGTATTAGAAGCATAACTAGCTCCGGGATTAACAGGTATGTAATATTGTAGACTTATCAAACTATTAGCAAATCTTGGTGTAATAGATACCCGGTAATTTATGCTGGGCTCTGCAAAACTTGTAGAATTTAGTGTTGTTCTAGTCACACTGCTAACATAGGCAGTTTGAACAACTGTACTAACTAATTGTCCTGAAGTCAATTCCCATCGATTGAATTTCGCTGTACTCATTTATACTATCGTCCAAGTTGATCCATCTGGAACCGTAACTACTACATTATTAGCAACAGTGACCGGTCCCGGTGTTTGAGCGTTAAACCCTGCAGGCACTGTAAAATCTGATGTAATAATATTTCTAGCAATATAGAAAGGAATATTACTACTTATAGTTCCTCTTGTGTATATGTTAGTGTTAATTTGTGTGAAATCAGGAGTACCGCCCCCACCACCCAAGGTAATCCAAGAGTTGCCCACATAACCATTTAAATCCCCGTATTCGCTGTCAATCCACAATGCACCGGTGGTAGGGCTAGAAGGTGCAGCATTACTTACAGTCACTGACGCTCCGCCACCACCAGAACTGACCCCGGCACCGGCCTTGGACCAAAGGTTGCCCAACCAAGTCCAGGTTGTACCATTGTAGACATAGGTTTGATTTAAGGTGGGATTTGAGGGAAATTGGATTGGCATATCTAATATTTAATTAAATGTTATAGTTCCTGTTCCGGCTGTGACTGTATAAATTTTAAATCCTGCCACTGCGGTGCTGACAGTACTGGTTATTCCTGCCGAGAATGTAGCTGAGTTTGTACTGGGAATCTTAAGGATAGCTACCCCAGAACCTCCATTGGCTCCACGAGCATTACCGGTCAAACTTCCGCCACTTTCTAAGTTACTACCACCTCCACCACCACCTCCGGTGTTAGCTGTTCCAGCTACAGCATCAATCGCCGGACTGTAAGCAGCACTAGCTCCGCCACCTCCTGCGCCACCAGACTGACTGCCAGTACCACCTCCACCTCCGCCCCCACCGTATCGTGTGGCTGTGCCTGTTATTGATGATTCCTTACCTATACCGCCAGTGGCACCGTAAGAAGAAGAACTGCCATTTCCGCCCACACCTCCGCCACCTCCGCCACCTGATCCATATCCTCCGCCACCTCCGCCCGCATAACCTTGTCCTGTTACGCCTGGGCCACCTGTTTGTCCTGGCTTAGAGTGTCCGCCCCCGGACCCTCCTGACGGTCCTGTGACATTTCCTTGTCCTCGGCTACATCCACCGCCGCCGCCATAACACCTGTAGGTATTGGTATTATCAAATAAGAAGCTATCTGTTCCATTGCCACCAAAATCACCAGTGGATGTACTACCGACTCCGCCGCTGCCTATAGTAACTGTGTAAGCTGTTCCTAAACTCACCGGACGACTGCCGGTTAAAACACCACCGGCTCCGCCACCGCCCCCATAATACCCGCTGCCGCCACCGCCACCGCCGGCCACTAACAACCATTCAACAGTTACTACAGTTCCGCTGATGAACACAACATTGCCAGCACCGGCGGTAAAGGTTGTGAGATTAAACAATCCTGTAGTCTGTGTTGATGCTGTTAATCCGCTATCAATTACTAATCCGTATCCATTGGGATATTTTAATATAACAAAACCTGAGCCACCTGAACCAGCCGTTTGATCGGTGCCACTCCAGCCGCCACCTCCGCCACCACCTCCAGTATTTGACGCAGCTGGGCTAGCCGCAGAAGTGTGACTACCATTGGTTCCCCCGCCTATGCCACCTATGCCTGTAAAACCAGGGTTGCCGTGCGGAGAGTTCATTTGACAACCACCTCCGCCGCCACTGTGATAGTACTTGGCATTATATAATTGCCCTATTGTACTTTCACCGAAACCGTTTTCTATGCCTGCACCACCTACTGCGGTGCCCGGACTTGCTGCCCCCGGAGCTGTGGCTCCTCCGCCACCAGCACCTGCCACAGCACCAGATACGGCACCACCTGAATATCCCTGTGGCGACGAACCAGCTCCACCAGGTTTATTGTAACCTCCACCGCCGCCGGATCCACCAAGCACCGGTGACGAACTTTCCCATCCTGCGCCGCCGGATCCACCAAGAGCCACTAAACCAAATACGCTACTATTGCCCCCACTTGTACCTAAAGATCCCCTATTTACAGCGGCTGCTCCACCACTGCCAACACTGACAGAGTATGTGGTGTTTGTCGTAGCTGTATAACCTACGTTGCTGAAAAGATAGCCGCCGCCACCTCCGCCTCCGCCGAGTACGCCTCCGCCGCCCCCACCGGCTACTATTAAATATTGTACATTAAGTTGTCCTAAGCTGACAATAGGTGGTTGTGCGGCCGAGCGTTCCACTGTGACCCAGACATTGGCTGCTGTTTCCCAATACTCAATTCTGCCTATTGTAGTGTTAAAACGCATATAACCATTGGCCGCTGTCGCAGGTCTTTGTGCTGTAGTGCCTGTTGGCAGGGCAAAATATCCTGAACTGTTGGCGGCCATATCATAACCACCACCACTTACCCCGGCGCCGGTAGCTCCTGTGGCACCGGCTGCGCCTGCTGGCCCTGATCCGGTTATTGCTGCCCAACTACCAGCAAAATATACACCCACATCACCAGTCTCGTCGCTCAACCATAGGGCACCTTCCGTAGGGCTCACAGGTGCTGTGCTACTGACTGTAATACTAGCACCACCCCCGGCACCGCCTTTGGTCCATATATTACCGTTGTAGGTCCAGGTTATACCATTAAAAGTATAAGTATCGTTGGCTGCTGGATTACTGGGGAATGAGATTGGCATACTCTATTTAATACCTTAATTCTATGTAACCGTCACTACCATTTCCGCCACCGCGGTGTCCATTTTGACAACTATGCCCGCCACCACCCCCGTTACCATTGCCGGTTGCGTGGTTTCCTGGATTAAAGTTTGAGACGCCGGTTCCGCCTGCACCATAGGTACTACCACCACCGTTTTGTCCACCCCCACCACTACCGTCGCCGGTCGCAGCGTTGCCTGCACTACCTGCCGTAGAGCCACTGTTTGTCCCCGCGTTGACAAGAAAAGAACCGCCTGCACCAGCAACTGTGTTAACTTTTCCACTGCCACCACCATAACCGATATTTGTAAATCCAGTGGTATTCTCCCCTGCGACACCATTACTACCACAACTAGTGGCTCCTAATCCTTTAGCCCCAACTACTAATGTATACTGTGTACCTGCGGTAACTGGTACATCTAAGGCATTGGCATAGCCTCCTCCTCCGCCACCAGCTGCCCATTGTCCGTTTCCAGAGTTACCACCACCACCTGCTCCTATTAAGATGAGTCTGCTCAGTTTGCTAAGTGTATCCGGAGCAGTCCAGAAATATGTTCCCGCTGTGCTAAACGTTTCAATTATTGGTGCCCTAACAGTAATAGAAAATTGCCTCGCATTCGTATTAATCCCATCGGTTACTGACACAGTAAAGGTATATGTAGTGTCAGCAACTACATTGTTAGGCGTTCCTGTTAGTGCTCCTGTACTGGTATTGAAACTCATATTAGGAGGCAAACTGCCAGTGGTGATCGAGTAGGTTAACGGTTGCCCGTCAGCATCAGTGGCCGCTGCTGACAATAAAGTATAATTTGTTCTATTGCTGTCGTAAATTGACCCCAATGATCCTGCTGCTGTTGTAAATGTAGGAGATCCACCACAATCAACAACATCTTGAAGTGTAACAGTCATTCCTGCCGGGCTAACTACTTGTACATCCAGTGGCTCTTCGGCTACTGTAAAAGCTCTAGGTGTAGTTGCTGTAATATTATTAAGATTATTAATAGTAACTGTACCTGCTGTCACCGCATTACCAGAATTTGTAATGAATCTAACACTAGTACCTGCTACAAATCCGCTACCAACAATAGTGAACACTGTTTCTGCATTGCCATTGAACGTTGTTGGGCTAACTGAAGTAATACCTAAACCACTCAATTGTACCCAATCATTACCATAGAACTCGAGAGCATTAGCTGTTGTATTATACCTTGCCATTCCTGTGTGCGGACTCGCAGGACGCTGTGCTGTTGTGCCTGAAGGTAAATCAAAATAGCCTGTGCTTGTACTAGCGATATCGTAAACAGCGGCTACACCACCTCCGCCACTGGATCCACCACCTCCCGATATACCAGCCCAACCACCGTTAAAATATACAGCCACATCGCCGGTATTTTCATCTAACCATAGACTACCTTCTGTGGTTGACGCAGGTTTGGTTTCGCTGACAGTTATAGTGGCGCCGCCGGCACCTGCGCCGCTCTTTGTCCAACCGTTACCATTGAAGGTCCAGGTCGTACCACTGTAGATATAAGTTTGGTTCAAGGTAGGATTACTAGGAAAACTTAAGGGCATTTTAGGTCAATACCACTCTGATAACTACAATTCCACTACCACCACTGCCGCCATTATTATTTGTATTAAAATGAGTACCACCTCCTCCTCCACTGCCGGTGTTGGCACCTGCTGCTCCGCCCACTGTACTAGTCTGACCGCTTTGCCCGGCATAGGCCGGGTTCAATGCACTACCACCGGCTGCGCCGCCACTAGGACCGGCTCCACCTCCCCCTCCACCAATTCCACCGGCTCCACCGTTTCCACTGTAACCTCCACTGCCGCCGCCGCCGGCCCAATAATAGTTAGTACCTAAAATATCATTGGCGGTGCCGGGACCGCCGTTACCAGGAGCAGTTGAACCGGCTCCAGCCGATCCGCCGCCACCACCCGAATACCATTCGCCATTACTAGGGCCGCCAGCATAACCTTGTCCTGCTGTTCCCAAGGCATAATTATTATTTCTTCCTGAACTTCCACCGCCGCTGCCGCCTACTCCTGCAGCTATAGCTGACTGATTATCACTGCGATGTCCACTTGCGCCGCCACCGCCACCAATGGCGGTTAGGGTATGAAATACACTATTGCCGCCATTGGATCCACGCGATCCGCCGGCACCCACTGGTGCCCCTGAACCGCCGGCACCCACTGTCACTGTATAGGTACCCGCCGGCACCAACAAACTATTTTCTGCAAGATACCCGCCGGCACCGCCTCCGCCGCCCATATCATTTCCGCCACCAGCGCCACCGGCTACAACCATACATCTGACAGTAATATTTGCATTAGTTATAAAAGTACCTGACGTAGTAAAAGAATGAACTCTTACATTACCAGTCTGGGTAATTGTCCCCCCAATTGGTGCGTCAGAAATCGTAATAGGAACAGTATTTGTTAATCTACCATAGACATCACTTATTTGTAAACTGCCATTAGTACCAGAAGCTAAATCACTAACCGTAGTCGGCACTGTTACAGTTATAGAACTAGTGCTAGTAAATGTAACATTAGCAGGTATCACTGATCCACTAAATACGAATCTTACAACACCAGGCCCTAATAAAAAATTAGCACCACTTATAGTAATTGAGTTAGTGATACCTTTCCAAATATATCCGCTTACTCCAATGATATAAGGATCACCACGGCTATTACTGGTTTTTAAATTTCCTGCGCTATCATAAGTACCGTCTAATGTAAAAGTTTCGTTCACACCGATTGGTACTCTGGTAGCTGTCCTCTGTGTTCCGTTATTATCTAACTTTAAATTAACGGTAGCAGTCGCCGTGTCTTTGTTAAAAATAGTTAAACTACGTACTACTCTCCTATAACCCGACGCCGGAGCTGCAACTAAAGTAACATCTGTGGTTCCGTTTAAAACTCCATCCGTAGATCCTTCTGTAAATACTGTGCTATTGCTGTCTGCGTAGGCAACAGTGAATTCAGGATTAGTGGTGGTTACCGCCGTCGTAAGGTTAGCTTTAAGCGTTTTAGTAGTTGAATCTAATACAAAAATCTGCGGCATTGATTAATCCCCGTACCAGGTTTCACCTGATTGTAGTGTAACCTTAGCTATTTGTCTTTGTGTTCCGTTGCTATTATATTTAAGATTAAATGTAACGGCTGCTGTATCACCGTTATATACTGTAATATATTTAACTATTCTTCTTGTACTAGCTGCTGGTGCTGCAACAATAGTTACATCTGTTGTACCGTTAACAGCGCCTTCTGAGCTGCCTTCTACAACCGTGTTTGCACTAGTGTCAGCATAACAAGCAGTGAATTCTGGGTTGCTGGTAGCCACTGCCGCAGTTAAATTGACTATCAATGTTTTAGTAGTTGTATCCAGTACGTACATAATTAACCTGTAAACCAAACATAAGCATTTGTCACTGATTGCCCAGGAGCTCCGTTGGATCCTGCAGGCCCGGTAGCGCCTGTAGCACCATCCTGTCCCGAACCACCACCTCCACCGCCGGACAATATCCAACCCCCGGCAGCGTAAACATATAGATCACCAGATTCACTATTCAACCAAAGTTTACCTTCTGTGGGATAGTCCGGTACAGTGGCACTTACACTTGTACCTGTAACAAGTTGACGCCAGCGACTACCTATCCAAATCCAGGTTTTTCCACCTGCGGTGAAAATTTGGTTTACAGTGGGGTTACTAGGGAACTCTATAGCCATAATAATATTTAACCTAACGAGATGTTTCCTGTTCCAGCTGTAAATTTATAGATATAATAACCAGGTCTTGCACTTGAGTCTAAAGTATAACTTAATCCCACGTTAATATTACTCAATTGGTTGGTTAGTGCGAGAATTACTACCCCGGATCCACCACTGCCGCCTTGAGCGACGGTACCGTACGGACCACCAGGTCCGCCGTGTCCTCCGCCACCTCCTCCGGTATTAGCAGTGCCTGATCCCGACGACGTTCCATTACATCCACTGCCACCGGCACCGCCACCACCGGTGCCACCGGCCTGCGGCACGCCTTCTGCGCCACCGCCGCCCCCACCACCGTAGTAAACATTAGAACCAGTGATATTAAATTGTCTACCTACACCAGCAACACCTGCTGTTGCAGTACAACCGCTAGTGCCGCCAGGTCCTGGGGCGTTTCCGCCGACCCCGCCTGCACCGCCCCCACCGCCGCCTGAGCCTGCACCATACATACCCGAGTTACCGGCACCACCAGATGAACCATATCCTGTAAACGGAGATTGATTAGTCTGTGTAGGCGATGTATAAGCAGCGGTTGCGCCAGTGCTTCCGCCCGAACAACCGCCGTTGCTATCGTGTCTACCTCCGCCATAGGCATAGTAAGTATTGCCATTGGTTGTAATGGTAGAGTCGGATCCCGAGCTTCCGTTATCCTGAGGTTGCCCGGCTGCGCCACCTGCACCAACTGTTATTGAAGCCTGCCCAATAATAGTTAATGAACTAGTGTAAATTATACCACCGGCTCCACCACCGCCACCGGCTCCACCATAATAAGATCCTTTGCCAGCTCCACCGCCGCCTACAAGTAAGGCCTCTGCAGTTGCCGTCGGCAACGGAGTTGGTGTTGGAGTTGGCGTTGGTACAGGTGTTGGAGTGGGCGTTGGTACAGGTGTTGGAGTGGGTGTCGGAGTGGGTGTCGGAGTTGGCGTTGGTACAGGTGTTGGAGTGGGTGTCGGAGTGGCTGAATTTAAGTCGACCGTTTTCCATTCACCGAGATAATAAACTTCAAATTTTCCTATGGTACTGTTTATTCTCATTGCACCAGCTGGTGGAGAGACCGGTCTTTGAGCCGTAGTTCCAATTGGGATATCAAAATATCCAGTGCTGGTAGAAGAAACATCATAAACTTGTGTAGAACTGCTACTACCGCCTCCGCCTGCCCCGCCAATTTCAGCCCAGGCATTACCAAAATATATACTCAGGTCACCAGAATCTTCATCTAACCATAAACTTCCTGACTTTGGTGACGCAGGTGCAGAGTTACTAACAGTGACAGTAGCGCCACCACCAACTGTTAGAACATTACCTTCTGAATCCGTAGTAATTAAACTGCCTGTGCCCGCAGTTAGAACAATAGTATTACCACCGGAAGTCAAACGCAAACTGTCTGATATAATAGGAACAGTCAGTGAGTTCGCACTGTTTATAAAGCTAACTCCATTGGCTGTACTTTTTACTTCTGTACCACCTAGATCTATAGTGTTACCTGACAGATAAAGATCACGCCAACGTTTGGCACTGTGCCCTAGATCGAAAACTTCGTTATGGCTGGGTATTACATGACTACCAATGGCTTCCATGTTGATCATGGCAGTTGATGCATCAACTTGCCAACGAGACCCAGTCCATTTATAGGTAGTATTACCTATAGTAACTGTGTCATTGACTTGCGGGTTAGATGGAAAATTTATTGGCATAATTATACTTAACTATCTACTTTATGTGACCACCAAGTGTCAACAAAATCACTTAATTCATCGTCAGTTAATGGTTGGCTATCTGCGCCAACTTGTTGTTCGGTGATGCTTTCATCGTGTTGTATTCTTATTAATCTATCCAATAGATCTCGCTTTGATAATTCTATAAGTGTATCTGGCACATAGTAATTTCTATTAGATTCTATAACTGCCACGTAAGTCTGGCCGTCCCAAAAATATCCGCCATCAATGATCCAATCGGGATGATCTACACCACGTTTGGTCATATGTAATCTGTATTCAAAAACTTGTTTCATTTTACGAAAATATATCCCAAGCCCGGATACCTGGCATCGGTACTCCATCTATGACCACCGGCATTGACGTTCCTTACCCCGGAAGCTAAATTTGTGTAATTATTCGTATAAGTCCCCATTCCTACAGCAGCATCATTACTACTACAATCACCTTCATTATTCATAGTTATACCCCATCTCATAGAGCAGTTTGTAACATTAGTTACATTGAATCCTGTAGTATTACAATTAGGTTGATTGTCAAAATTACTGGATGCCTGCCCAGTTCCGGTTTGAAACCAAGTCATAAATTGTGCCCTACTGTTTTGGCTAGACGACTGCGTTCCTGTAAAAAAAGATTTGGCAGTGTTTCCAGTTTTAGCTTCTAATAGGGCGTTTGATACAGTTCCGAGCGCTAGTCTAAAACCAGTAGTTAATGTAAATTCATAATACAATCTATTTACACTGTGGTTTCCGTCATCGGCTAATAACGTACAACCTGTTTCATTTACTGGAATAGTAGTTGTCCAATTAGCTCCGCCGTACATGAAAGAATCAGTTTGTGTAGCAGAAATTTTAGCTACCAACATATACCCGCCGTTTGTCATATCACAATAGACTTGAACAGGCCCAGAACTTGATTGAATCCAATAGATGCCATCGCCTTTACTAGCACCGGCAGCAATTATAGCTGCTGCTGAACTTGCAGGATTCGTAGCTGAGGATCCCAAACTTGATGATATTGCTGCCCATAAACTATTTGCGTAGCCTTCTATCTGTCCTGTAGTTGAGTTATATCTTATCCAACCATTTATAGGTGATGCTGGGCGTTGGGCAGTAGTTCCGCTAGGGATAGCAAAATAACCAGTAGAACTAGTAGCTGTATCATATATGGCTGCTGCCGAACCAGGTGCTCCGGCTGGTCCAGTTGCACCTTGTGCGCCGGTCGCACCTGCTACTCCAGTGGCACCTGTAGCACCAAATCCGGTCGCACCTGTGGCACCAGTGGATCCTAAGCTACTTGACATATCACCACTGGGACTACTTGTTACTAACCCATTGCCGCTAGTACTTATACTAACCGCATTGTTACCAGTTCCGATAGTGATACTACTTACAGCGATAGACACCGGCTGACTAGCATTGGCCACACTAGTGAAACTAACACCATTGCCAGTGGTTTTGATAGCAGTACCGCCCAGGTCGATGGTATTGCCCGACAAATACAAATCACGCCAACGTAAGCTACTAGATCCTAGATCAAATGCTACATTGGCTGTGGGCAAAATACTTGTAGAAACTGCCTGCAGATTGACAGATGCACCACTTATGACAGTATCTATATAAGGCTCAACCCAAAGATAATTGTCCCCGTCGTAGATATAGACAAACTCACGCAGAGTATCACTGTCCATCCAGCGATCGCCGATACCGGCTGTTGTAGGTGCTGTATTACTAAAAACAAAGTTTCCACTGCCACCGCCACCGCCGGATCCACCTGCAGGTTCTAACCAAAATGCGTTATCACCATCATTGACATAAACTAATTCAATTAGGTCTTCGGAGTTTATCCAGCGATCACCAACTACCGGACTAGTTGGTGCGATATTGCTAAATGTTAGCGTATACCCTGCACCTCCGCCACCTGACACAGTTACAGTTACATCGTTGCCTGAGGCAATGGCATTAACAGCACTGCCTACAAAATTAATACTACTAACAGCCGAAGTTATTACATTGCCTTCGTCGCTGACAGTGATATTAGCTAGGCCAACAGCCCCTCCGCCGGCAATTACAATTTGCCAATAGCGGCCATTCCAAGACCAAGTATACCCATTAAACGTATACGTTTGGTTTAAACTTGGATTTGAGGGGAAATTATAAGCCATATTTCTTATTTATTTGTATATTTTAATTCAAATTTATAGGTTACCGGTATTTGTTGAGGGCCAACTACGACCGGCTCCCCAAATAATTCTTACGATTCCGGAAGCGCCATTACCGCCGCTATTACCACCTCCACCACCACCCCCACCATAATTGCCTCCAGGACCTGCCGCATCACCTGGATGATAACTTATTCCGGCAGTGCCAGCAGCACCTCCACTTCCACCACCGCCACCACCACCTGATGCTACGCCTGCTGTGCCATTGGCGCCTTGGCCTAATTCGCCGACTCCGCCACCGCCACCAGAAGTAGGCGTAGAACTACCAGCAGCTCCACCAGCAGCTCCACCGCCACCACCGCCAGAACCCGCAGTGCCATTGGCCTGATTCAGACCTCCTGCGCCGCCGGTTCCGGTATAACCACCTGCACCACCTGCGCCACCACTTTGGAAAGTTGCACCACTATGATTATTACCTGGGCCGCCATTGCCGCCGCCATCACCTGTATAAGATCCGCCGCCTCCCCCTGCATTATTGCCTGCACCACCACCACCGTTTCCACTAACAGTACCTGCACTAACGAAATAACTCTGTCCTCCGTCGGCGGCCGGCCCAGAACCGCCCCGTCCTCGTTGTGCTCCGCCGGCACCAACAACTATAGTATAACTTTGGCCTGCAACAACCGGAATATTATTCTTCCAGCCTAAACCTCCGCCCCCACCACCTGAACTACCACTGTACCCGTTATGTCCTCCCCAACCGCCTGTACCTCCCCCACCGCCCCCGACACAGAGCACGTGAACGCTACTGACTCCTGCAGGAGCTACCCAAGTGTAGGTCCCTGCTGTTGTATACTCAATTTGACCAGTGGCCGGAGCCGGTGGAATCGGAGTAGGTGTCGGAGTAGGAGTAGGTATTGGAGTTGGGGTTGGAATAGGAGTAGGAATAGGTGCAGAAGTTGTAACAACAAAATATCCGGCGCTGGTAAATGTATGCAAGGTATTACCATTGTGGGTGCTCACTGAACCACCGGTAGCGAGCTGTGTAGTTCCCGGATATTTGAAAATTACAACTCCAGCTGCCCCGCCTGCGCCTTGACCTCCGCCTCCATTTCCGTAACTTTGATTGGTATAATTAAAAATAGACGCTACACCAGTGGGCACAGTTGCGCTACTAGACGAACTACCGGCATAAGTTGCTGAGCCTGTTCCAGTAGCATAATTGGCACCGCCATTGGCATTAGGTCCATTTATACCTCCTCCTACACCGCCATTTAATCCACCACCGCCGCCTCCAGCTCCGCCTCCGTCGCCGCCTCCGAAATCAGCTCCGGTACCGCCGGTCATACTGCCCGAACTTCCGTTTGGCTGATTCCCTCCAGGTAACCCTGCATAGTTGTCGGCGTTACCTTCTCCTCCGCCGCCTCCGCCTCCGCCTCCGGCGGCAACTGCTAGGTAACTGCCAGAGAAAAATACTCCGGACCATCCGCCGCCTGACCCACCTGCTCCAGAAAAACCGCTGCTGCCTGATCTTCCACTGGCACCGCCACCATTGGCTCCGCCCGGATTACTGTAATTTTGTGACTCGCCTGAATTTGTTATTCCGCCCCCACCAATGCTGACTGTAACATTAGAACCCGAAATTAATGTAGCCAATGAATAGGCCGCTCCGGCTCCTCCTCCGGCTGCGCCTCCTCCGCTGCTGTTATCTCTAGCGCCACCAGCACCACCGGCGCCAACTGCTAGAATCTCAACATCTAAACTACTAGGAGGAATTGGAGTCGGCGTTGGAATTGGCGTCGGCGTAGGTGTTGGAGTAGGAGTTGGTATTGGAGTCGGCGTTGGAATAGGTGTAGGTATTGGAACAGGCACCGGCGGTATGGGTGTAGGTGTCGGGGTCGGTGTAGGTATGGGTGTAGGTGTAGGGGTCGGTGTAGGTATGGGAGTAGGTGTAGGAATCGGTGTAGGTATGGGAGTAGGTGTAGGAATCGGTGTAGGTATGGGAGTAGGTGTAGGAATCGGTGTAGGAACTTCAGCATAGCGTATACCATTGGGTTTTACTGCACTCGTACCGTCGGCATTATAAACAAAAAAGTGATATGACCCTATATTTTTAGCAGGACTTGTAAACTGAAATGCAGTTGGTGTTAGATTTGCACTCACACATTCGATATCATCAACATAGGCTAACAGATTTGGAGCAAATCCTGTACCTTGCACAGTAATAGTCTGTCCTCCAGCATTACTGGCAAAATTAAATCCACCAGGATAAACAAGATTAGTTATTTTTACTGCTTGCCCAATCGCTTGTCCGCCTACTGTGCTACCAACTGGAAGTTGAACTGCCGGCCCTGTGCTAGTTATTACAGCACTGCCTAGTATAATGCTGCTTCCACTTAAGTATAAATCGCGCCAGCGTCTTGAGCTAGAACCTAAATCATAAGCAACATTTGTGTTAGGAACTAAACTTGCGTTAATTGCAGTATTTGGATTTAAATTGCTAAGATTAGTATTGGCTCCTATTGAAGCAATACCAACTGCTTTACTGATTATCTCTACCCATTGAGTGCTGTCGCCGTCATTGAGCAGCACAAGTTCTACCATGTTATCCGTGTCAACCCAGCGATCACCGACATTGGCCCCTACGGGTACAGTATTACCAAAGAATACTTGTCCAGGACCAGTGGCTCCTGTAGCTCCAGTGGCACCACCAGGACTGCCAGGGAAACCTGTAGCCCCTTGCGGTCCTGTTGCTCCACTGGTTGTACTGGCACTTTGAACAATTATTTCACTATCTACTGTAGGAGCAGTGTTAAACAGTATCCACTGACTGTTAGCAGTAAAATTAATATTAGGTGTTTGATAAATTCCATCAACAAAAGCAATAAGTTGATTGGTATTCGCTATGTTACTCTGCAGATCAAAGTCTGTTTGTGTGCCAGTACCAGTAAATGTTCTAGTAAACGCACTTACCGCACCAGCAACGGTTACATTACCAGCTGGACCTTGTGGGCCAGTGGCACCAGTTGAACCTATGTCACCAGCTGCCCCAGGGAGACCAGCTGTTCCAGTAGCTCCTGTAGCACCTGTGGCTCCTGCTCCAGTGGCACCAGTTGCACCCACATCCCCTGGTGTACCAGGATTTCCTGGAGTTCCTGCTACTCCTGTAGCACCTGTGGTACCTGCGCCGGTGGCACCAGTGGCTCCAATTGGTCCTTCGGGCCCTGTGGAGCCTATTGGGCCTGCGGGCCCTGTAGATCCTTGTACGCCTGTGGCACCTGGAGGTCCTGCAATGCCAGTGCTACCAATTGGACCTTGAGGGCCGGTAGCACCTGTGCTACCAATTGGACCAGTGGCACCTCCGGGACTGCCAGGAATACCCGTAGCACCTGTGCTACCAGTAGCTCCTTGGAACAGAATAGGTGCCCAACGTTCCCCATCCCAGCGCCAACTATTTGTGTTGTAGCTGTAGGTTTGACCTAAAACTGGATTTGAGGGAAATAATAAAGGCATTTTAACCGTAATTAACCAAGTATTTACCCGTATCTGCGTATCTTGTTTCTAGGCCAAGTACGTCCATTTGCAGGTCTCACTTTAAAATTCTTTTTAGGAAAAACATTTCCATTGACTGGTCTTTCGTTTTTATAAACTGCATACTTGTTAGGTCCTCCGTAGAGTAAATTATACGAAAGATAATTACTAGCACCGTAGGCAGTACTGAATGCTCCATCGTCTAATATACCCGAATTAGCGTAGGTAGTGATGTAGGTCAAAGCCTGTGCTGAGGTTAGATTAGGATAAGTTTCTAAAGCACAAGCAATTAATCCGCAGACCTGTGGCGAAGCCATACTGGTTCCACCTTTAATTGATTTGTAAAAACCAGAGTTTCTACTGTCTGCAACACCTGCAACTTGATCGGCACTAGTAACACCACTGCCAGCAGCAAAAATATCTGTTCTTGGACCAGCATTGCTATAGTCAGCCTTGCGTTCTGCTATAGTACTGTCAATTGCACTTACATGAATGACCCCGGTAGCAGCACCAGGACTAGGACCACGCATGTAATAATAGTTAGAACCTAACTTTAAATAGTTGTTGTAATCAACGCCGCCTTCTCTATCATTGTACATGAAATAGTTTCCGGCGGCACCAACTAGTATAATTCCATCATTGATACAATCTGCCATGTCTGCGTCAAGACTTCCATCCCTTACATAAAAGACCATTGTGGTTCCTGAGTCAGGACTAGCTACTAAATCAAAGTTTATCCTGTCTGTAACAGTCCAACCACCGCCGGGTTTGGTATAGACTACACCCTGGTAACCGATTTCTGTGATATTTTGTAATACAAGACTACTACTAAATCCAAAACTCATATTACAAATCGTAGGATTTTTACGGCCTGTAGCTGGATTAATAGGTTTATTAGCGTGCCAGACTCTTATGTAATTGAATAAGTCGTAGGTGTAATTGGCATAACCCGAAGAATTAGCTGTACCACCAGCATAAGGACTAATATTATAGATATTAGCATCTCTTGCCCATCCACAAGTACTGCCGCAGGCGATACCAGCCACGTGATTTCCGTGACCGTTATTGGCTTCTTGTCCTGAGATAAAGTCGTAGACATAGGTTCCTGCTGCTGTTCCTCTGACCTGTGTATTGTACTGAAACCAATTAAACTGATTTAATCTAGTTGGACCTGTGCCATCTTGCTTAGTACTCCATTCCGGATGTCCTGGTACACAATGACCGTCTACAATAACTACATCCACATTCTTACCTGTGTTAGTTAAATTGATAGTTCCCGATACTACAGCAGTCCCATCGCTACCCCAGGTACTACGTTTAACCCCTTCGTAGCCTCTGAGAAGTCCCCAATTTACGTAGGATCCATTGGCAGTACCACCTTTGGCAAAAACGCTGCCTGTCTGATAACCTTCCATGGGCTGTATTGTGTGTCCTAGATCACGATAGTGTCTGTGAATAGTTTCTACACGTGGATCTTGAGCGAGTTGAGTTACTTCTTCGTCGGTTAAATAATAATGTGTACCGCGACTCATTGGTCTACGATAAGCACATTCTACTGTACGATCTGGGACACTGTCTGACCCAAATCTACTTTCCATTTCATCATAGAATCGGTCTAGGTCTTCGCCCTGTCTCAATACTACTATATACTCGCGTTCTTCGCTCATATTAATCCTCTGTCTTTAATAGAGTAAGAGTTACAGTAATTGCAGCACTACCGCCGCTTAAATTTGTAACTGCCACTGGAATTGTAGTTGTAACTGGATTTTCATCATTGAAACCTAATACAGCCGGAGCCAGAACTATAGTCTGAGGTGAAGCATTTGTAATAACTTCGGTAACAACACCGGTATCAGGTGTAGGATCTGTGCCTTGTGCGCGACTGCTATCAGCTGTTCTTGCTGCTGCACTGGTATACAACCTGATCCAGGCTGCATGAGTGCTGGTAATTTTATAAAGATTATAGCCTTTAAATCCAGCAATATCAATGTTGGCTGTTGTATTATTTGCTATGCCGCTAGTTGTAGCATTTGTAGTGCTTCTAGTCCATATAGTGCCCGGTGTGCCTGGTGCACCTGCTGAACCAGTGGCTCCCGGACTGCCTGGATCGCCGGTAGGGCCTGCTGCACCCATTGGTTGAACCCAGTAGTCTGTGGTTCCGTCATTGTAATAAACAAAAATTTCACCACTGTCACTGTTGAACCAAAAGCTACCCACGCTAGGACTAACAGGGCTAGTGTTACTGATAGTTACAGATGTGCTGCTTCCGTTACCGCCGGTTCCCGGTGATCCCGGAGGTCCAGCTGGTCCGGTAGCACCAGTTGCTCCTATTCCTCCTGGTGATCCAGGAGCTCCACCAGTGATATTCCCTACCACTGTGGTCAGTGCTGAATATACTATGTTACTACTAAGCAAATTTTCAGTGGTTAAAATCTGCACATTACTGGCAGAATCTAATCCTTTAGGGTTAAACTTTTTTATAGCCATTTTACACCTTCACATAAGTTTTCTGTAACTTTACTACATTCCCGCTGCCTGCACCTGTGCCTAATAATCTGACTTGACCGCTTGATATATCTGTTGAAAAGGTCATTAATGCTGCTGCTCCTGTGTACACTGTGGCATAAGTAACCAATTGGGCCGTGGTTCCGTTGTGCACTATCATGGCTTCAGTGGCTTGATACTCTGTAGAATTGCTGATACTGATCACATATTTGGCGGTTCTAATATTAGTTGTTCCAAATTGATCCAAAGCAATTGCTGAAGTATTTACTTGAATACCTGTAGGATCTGCCGTAATAGGATCAGTGCCTAATTGATTACTAAAACCTTGTACTACAATATCTGCGTTAGCATCAGGAACACCCGCAAAACTTAGTAGATTATCAGCAATAGTAAAATCTATGTCAGGTATTTGATAAACACTGTCAACAAAAACCACAACACTCCTACTAGAAACCAAACTAGTAGATAAAGAATAATTACTAGCTACACCGTTTCCAGTGAATCGATCCACAAAACCTGTGGTTAATATAACATTCCCAATGTTACCGGCAGTAGCAGTCACAGTAATTGTTACATTTGAACCTGATGTAGTGGCTTCTACCGCCGAACCAACAAAATTCAAACTGCTTATACTGCCAGCTACCAATGTTCCTTCATCGTAAACAGTAATATTAGCTGAAGTTCCAGCCGGCCCCGGTGCTCCGGTAGCGCCAGTGGATCCTATACCGGTGGCTCCTGTGGCACCTTCTGTACCAGGAGTACCCGGTGTCCCGGCTGAGCCTGATGATCCTGTGGCTCCGACAGGGCCAGTAGCCCCTGTACTGCCTTGTGGCCCTGCTATACCTGTGGCTCCTCCTGGTGTTCCTGGTGCTCCAGTGGCGCCTTGTGGGCCTGTAGCACCATAGGTATTGGTACTGCTTTGTACAATAATTTCGCTGTTTGTAACAGGAGCACTAGTAAATATAATCCACGAACTGTTGCTGGTAAAATTTGTACCAGGAATTTGATATATTCCATCAACAAAAGCAATTAGCTGATTAGTATTAGCTACATTAGCAGCAAGATCAAAAGCTACTTCTGCGCCTGTGCCAACAAATGTTCTTGTAAATGACTCAACTGGGCTGGCATTGTTTACTCCCGGAGTTCCTGGGGGGCCAATCGGGCCTGTACTACCAGTAGCTCCTGCTACACCAGGCGTGCCAACTGAACCTGTTGCCCCAGTACTTCCTACTGTGCCCGGAGAACCCGGAGAACCCGGAGAACCTGTTACGCCTGTGGCACCTGTGGCGCCCGGGCCGCCTGCAGTTCCTGGAGTGCCTGGGGTTCCCGCTGCACCACTTGCTCCCACTGGACCAGTGGCACCAGTAGCTCCTGCTGTACCAGCTGAGCCAGGGTTGCCAGGGTTGCCGGCAGGACCCGTTGCACCGGTAGCCCCATTTAATCCAGCTCCACCAATAAATGGTGTTCCGTTACTGTAAAAATATTGACTAGCATATACTGCTACATTAGCTAAAAAGTTATTAGCTCTGATATTACCTTCGGTGTCTATGCCTCCGGCTACAATAAAATCGTTAGCAGTAAACAATGTACTACTGCCACCAACTTCAATCCAACCATTGGCCAGGTACACAGCTAGTTTACCATTGTCACTGTCTAGCCATAAGTCCCCTTCTTGTGGGTTCAACGGTGCTGTCGCGCTGACTGCTACCTGTGCTCCTCCAGTAGCATTACCACCACTGGCAGCAATTAGCGTACCACTATGTTGTACTGTGATTTCACTGTTGGCAACAGGAGGATTATAAAAACTTATATAAGTGCTGTTGGCACTAAAATTCACACCTGGTATTTGATAGATACCGTCAATGTGAATTAGTAAGCTATTTTGACCAGCTATGTTTCCCGAAAGGACATAGTTTACATTGGTTCCATCAGCAGTAATATTCTGGCTAAACGGCCAGTACCAGCGACTTTCAAGATCAATAACCGGTGTAGTATTTTGTATTATAATTTCTGCATTAGCAGCCGGAGCACCAACAAATGTAACATAGTCAGCGTTAGCTGTAAAATTAATACCAGGAAGTTGATATATACCATCAACATGCACCACCAAACTATTACCACTGAAAGTGTTACTAGTCAGTGGATAATTAGTCTGTGCCCCAGTCCCTATACTTTGTTGAGTAAATGGTTGGAATCTTGCATCGTAAAAACTGCCCGGGTCACCTTTTATACCAGTAGCGCCTGTGGCACCTGCGCCTGTGGCTCCTGTTGCACCTATAGGACCATTGGCTCCGTCAGGACCGGCCGGTCCTTGTATACCAGTGGCACCTGTTGCACCACCGGGATCTCCTGGGCTGCCCGTAGGTCCTTGTATACCAGTGGCACCTGTTGCACCACCTGGGTCTCCTGTGTCACCTTTTTCACCTGCTATACCAGTGGCGCCGCGTGGACCAGTAGCGCCCGTTGATCCTGGGCCCCCGGGACCTCCTGCAGGACCTGTGGCTCCTGTGGCACCGCCGGGACTACCCGGACTTCCTGGATCCCCCGGTGTACCCGAAGGACCTGTGGCTCCTGTGGCGCCCGATCCTCCTGGACTTCCTGGACTTCCTGGTTCACCAGGTATACCTGCTGGGCCTGTTGCTCCGCCAGGGTCTCCTGGAACACCAGCTGGGCCAGAAGCTCCTGTAGCTCCAGTGGCGCCTCCGGGATCTCCTTGATCCCCTTTAGGTCCAGTTGCGCCTGTGGATCCATCTATACCATCAGTGCCGTCGGCACCACTTGGGCCTGTTGCGCCTGTTGCACCTGTGGCTCCCAAATCACCTGGTGTACCAACTTCGCCCGGTTCACCCGGAGCACCGTCTGGTCCTGTTGCGCCTGTTGCACCGCCCGGATCGCCAGGTTCTCCTGCCACACCAGTTGCGCCTGTTGCACCACCGGGATCGCCGGTATCGCCTTTTGGTCCGGTAGCACCGGTAGCTCCACTCGCACCAATACCAGTTGCACCTTGGCTACCAGTAGCTCCCGGAGGTCCTTGGATACCAGTTGCACCCCCAGGTCCTGTTGCGCCTGTGGATCCAATCTCTCCATCGATACCAGTGGCACCGCGTGGTCCCGTGGCACCAGTAACACCTGTTGCGCCAATACCTGTTGCGCCTGTAGCACCATATGGTCCAGTGGCTCCGGTGCTGCCTGTTTGTCCTGTGTCGCCCTTGGCACCAGTTAAACCAATTGAGCCAGTAGCACCTGTGGATCCAATATTGCCTGTGATACCAGTAGCGCCTGTGGCACCAGGAAATCCTATATTTCCTTGAGCACCCGGAACTGCTGTACTAATATCTAACCAGAATGAATCAAATTGATTATTGACCCAAACATACAGTATATCATTGTCTGAGTTATACCATAATGAACCAGTGACTGGGTTGATTGGGGCTGTAGAACTAACTGTAATTTCTGTAGGTCCAGTAGCACCTTGTATACCAGTCGCGCCTGTGGCACCAACGCCTGTAGCTCCTGTTGCACCTGTATCACCCTGCGGCCCAGTTGCACCTTGCGCTCCAGTGGCTCCTGTTGCACCCGACGGATCACCCGGGTCACCTTTAGCACCAGTAGCTCCAGTTGCTCCAGAATCGCCCGGAGTTCCTGCCGTGCCCGGGTCTCCTGGAGTGCCACCAGGACCGGTAGCGCCAGTTGCGCCACCACCGCCAATGAAGGGCACACCATTGGCATACAAGAACGTTCCTGCCCTAACACTAGTGAATACAGCGTTCTCTACTGTACTAAATGTTATGCTTTGATATGGTACTGCGTTAGCGTTACTGGTTATAACAATGTTATTTCCAGAGCGTATAGTAACATGGTCTAGCCCAACTGCTACTAACTGTTCACTGTTTTCTACTTCCCAGTATTTGAAAGTAGAATTCATAGCAACTAAAACATTACCGTTGCCTCTATCTCGTACTTCAAATCCCGATTCTTCATCAAATAACAAACTAGAAACTGTAGATACTGTAACATTAGGTTGTAAATTACCTATGTGCAGTGTACCAACAGTAAGAAATGTTGGTCCTGTGGCACCTGTAGCGCCACCAGGGTCACCCTGTGGTCCTGTGGCTCCTGTACTACCTGTAAATCCTGATGCACCAGTTGCACCATCTGGGCCTGCTGGACCAATTGGGCCTACTGGCCCTGTGCTACCAGTAGCACCATTTACACCAGGAGTGCCCGGTAATCCGCTTGCGCCTGTGGCACCATCATTGCCCTGCGAACCAGGTGCGCCAGCTGGGCCCGTTGCACCCGTGGCACCATTGACTCCGGGTGTACCTGGAATACCCGATGCACCTGTGGCACCTAATAGTCCTTCCCCTGGCGGTCCAGCAATACCTGTGGCGCCAGTGGCACCCATTCCAGCATATTCACCAGGTAGACCTTGTGGACCAGTGGCTCCTGTGTTACCTGTGTCACCCGGTGGCCCTTGTATACCAGTTGCACCAGTGGCTCCATCTACACCGTCGGTGCCTGGCAGCCCTGATGCTCCAGTGGCCCCTGTACTACCTAAATTACCAATTGGACCTTGTATACCAGTTGCACCTGTGGCTCCAGTGATACCCGGTGTACCTGGTAGTCCAGTAGCACCTTGATCTCCATCTACACCGCTAGGACCAACCGGCCCGGGTAGTCCTGTAGCACCTGTAGCACCATCTGCACCATTGCGTCCTGGTAATCCCGATGCTCCAGTAGCCCCTGTGCTACCTAAATCTCCAATTGGCCCTTGTATACCAGTAGCACCACTAGCACCTGTTACACCCGGTGTACCCGGTAAACCAGTGGCTCCTTGTTCTCCATCTTCGCCTCGTGGACCGACTGGTCCCGGTAATCCTGTAGCACCGGTGGCACCTTGGCCTGCGAACTCTCCTGGTAAACCTTGTGGACCAGTTGCTCCTGTGTCACCTTTATCCCCCGGAGGGCCGGCTATACCAGTAGCACCTGTAGCACCGTTTACCCCTGGAGTACCCGGTAATCCGCTTGCTCCTTGATCTCCAGTCTCGCCACGTGGTCCCACTGGCCCTTGTATACCAGTTGCGCCTGTAGCGCCATCAATACCAGGTAATCCTTGTAGACCAGACGCTCCTTGCTCGCCGGTATCACCTTTTGGTCCCACTGGGCCCGAAATACCTGTGGCTCCTGTAGCTCCTGCTGTGCCCGGGGCACCAGGAATACCACTAGCGCCTGTATCCCCTGTTTCACCTTGTGGGCCCACTGGCCCTTGTATACCAGTGGCACCGGTCGCTCCATCAATACCTGCTATGCCCTGTAGACCACTAGCGCCAGTGGCACCTTGTTCGCCTGCTGGGCCCACTGGCCCAGCTAATCCAGTTGCACCTGTAGATCCTACGGTACCAGCTGTACCCGGTAATCCTGTAGCTCCTTGTTCGCCAGTTTCACCACGTGGACCCACTGGACCTTGTATACCAGTCGCGCCTGTTGATCCATCAATCCCCGGCAATCCAGTTAAACCGGTGGCCCCTTGTTCGCCTGTTTCTCCGCGCGGCCCTACTGGTCCTTGTATACCAGTAGCGCCAGTTGATCCATCTAATCCTGCTGTGCCTTGAAAACCAGTGGCACCTTGTTCCCCTGTATCACCTTTGGCTCCCACAGGTCCTTGTATACCAGTTGCACCTGTACTACCTGTTATTCCTGGAGTTCCTGCTAACCCAGTAGCTCCTTGTTCCCCATCTATACCACGTGGTCCCACTGGCCCTTGTATACCAGTTGCGCCAGTAGCTCCGTCCAATCCTGCTGTGCCTTGTAGCCCGGTGGCACCCTGTTCTCCGGTATCACCTTTTGGACCTACTGGGCCCGAGATACCAGTGGCTCCTGTAGCACCATCTATTCCTGCTGTACCTTGTAACCCACTTGCGCCTGTAGCACCCACCGAGCCTGCAGGGCCCACGGGCCCAGGTAAACCACTTGCACCAGTGGCGCCATCTATACCTGCTGTACCTGCAGGACCAGTTGCTCCAGTAGAACCCTGTATACCAGAGGGACCAATCGGTCCTGCTATACCTGTGGCACCTACTGTGCCCGGTGTTCCTGGAATTCCAAATCCGGTCGCACCTTGTTCTCCAGTGTCTCCTTTTGGTCCTACTGGGCCTGGCAGTCCGGTGGCACCAGTGGCTCCTACAGGACCTGTAGCCCCGGGTTCTCCTATACCAGTAGCACCTTGTTGCCCGGGTAGTCCAGGCGCACCTGCTATACCAGTGGCACCAGTTGAACCCAAATCTCCGGATGGCCCAGGAGTTCCTGCTATACCTGGTAATCCAGTGGCACCAACAGGACCAGCTATACCTTGAACACCAGCTGGACCGGTAGCACCTTGCGTTCCTGCAGGACCAACAGGACCAGCTACACCTGTAGCACCTGTAGCGCCTGTAATGCCCGGAACACCTTGACTACCGGTTGCTCCAACAGGGCCTGCAGGACCAGCCGGCCCAAGAGCACCGGTAGCTCCAATTGATCCTGTGGCTCCAATTACACCCTGCGGGCCTTGAGTGCCTGCGGTTCCTGGCGCACCAGTGGCCCCAGTTAATCCTGGTGCTCCAGTGGCACCTACACCGGTAAATGCCGCGCCGTTAGCATAAAATATACTGTCTGCGTAGATACTGCCGCCAGCATAGATATTTCCACCTACACCTAATCCGCCGTCGACAACTAATGCCCCAGTAGTAGGGCTAGTACTTACTGTGATATTACTTAGATATAAACTACCAGCTGATACTGCCGCAGCAGTGCCGGTCACTTGTCCACTGTCAACCGTGGCATTGGTTAAAAATATCAGTTCACCGGTGCTGTTATCCCAACCAATGAATGCACCCCGATCTGCACCATCCCTATAATAGTGCATGAGCAGACCAAGATCTTGTCCATCATCGACAACAAGATCGGCTCCGCCCGGGCCTGTATGAATTTCAAATACACTAGTAGTTACTGTTTCATTACTGGTATTAACAGTGGTGGTATTGCCTAAAACCACTAAATTACCGGTTACTACAACATCAACAGCAGCTAGATTGTTTAATGTACCAACCTGTGTGATTTGAGGCTGGCTTGGTGTCATTATGGTACCATAAATGGTACTTGAGGCTATATTTCCTGCATGTAAATTGCCTGTGATGCCTACGCCACCTTGAACACGCAATGTACCTGTATCTACATTGATACTGGCAATATTACCTGTTAAGGTTAGTGGAGTGCCTAGTACAGTGTGAGTAAGGTTACTGGTGCTGTCAAAATTACTCAGTACAACCGGCTGTCGCAGGTACCTAATCATTGCGGTTAGCTCATTACCTCATAGGATATTAAAAACTGTAATAGTCCATTTTGGCTAGCCGAAATACGTATACTATCCCCTTCTTCTATGTAGATACCAGTGTCTTTACCAACTATAACCACCGGGGAGCCTAAGCTGACTGGTACATCTACTGCTAGTTTGAAACTTACACTGTTTCTGTATAAATCCACAGTGCAAGTAGTTGGAGCACCGCCTACATTAGTGACAAATAAACTGTTGACTCTCAGCACTTGATTACTGTTCAAGCCATTGCTTATAGCCGGCAGCATGGTGGTAGTAACCCACTCTGCGTGGGTTTTTCCAATAATAGTTGTGCTACTGATTAGATTAGGTGCAGCCATGTTTTATCCAATTATTACCAATAATGTATTTAGCGACACCCTATTCCAGTGAGAGTTGGGCATTTTTAAGCCAAACTCAAGGTAATTGCACACCAGCCTTCAGTGTAAGTTGTGGAGGTTATACCATTTGCAGTAGATCCAGGGAAATTAGTTTTGAATCCAGTACTGGTTATTCTAATATTAGCTGTTTGCCCGGCTGTGATCAGACCGGCATGTACTGCTGCACGTCTAAGATCACTATCCGAAGTATATCCATATGTGTTATTGCCCCATACTTGAGCACCATTAACGGTGCCGGTTATTTGTGCTACGTTTCCTGAAATATTTTTAGCTCCGACTAATCCGACACCATCAAAGCTAGGAGGACAAACAAAAGTTCCATCGCCCTGTATACCATAAACCGGGGGAGGAGTAGGAACCGTGGTTGGGGTGGGAATAGGCAATGGAATCACACCACCTTTCCATAAATTAATATTATCTAGATAAAAGTTAGCACCAATCAATTGCCCGCCGCTGGCATCATAGCTACCAGCTATGAACACAAATCTATAACTACCTGCGTCACTGGATCCAATGGTATATTCCAAGGTTTGCCATCCTGTGTACAGCCCAAATTCATTTAATAATAGCACAGATTTACCGGTAGAGGGATTAATCAAATAAGCAAATACGTCATATTCATCATTGAACATTTCTGCACGCCAATTCATAACAATCTTATCACCTGCTGCCACAATAAGATTTTGGTTACTAACAATATAAGGACCGCGTACTATGCCATAGGGTTGATTTACACTGCCTTCTTGGCGTAATTTTAATACACGATTACCCAAAAATCCAGGAACGAAGCCACCGTCGGCTGCCCAAGAATATTGATAAGTTCCTGTTACTGCATCACCAAATGGGGCGGGACTGTTTCCATGTACTGCTTTGGGATTATTAGGAGTTGGGAATCCGAATATGCTACTGGCCCCATTGGTACGTACACCTTCAAGATATATAGTCCAGCCTGGGTAAGTCACTGTGGTGCCGCTAGTGACCACCGGAGAATCAATTTCAAAGTCGCCATTGAAGAAGTAATCAATAGCGTCGGGCGGAATTGGCACCGGTACAGGTATAGGAATAGGTGTGGGTATCGGTAGCGGAGTCAATGTATCAACAATTTCTACATTGGCTTCTAATGGACCATTTAGTAACTTTAATGTAAAAAATTCTCTGCGCGACGACTCATTGACTCCGTCTATGCGCGGCGTGAATTCTACATTAGCGAAACCGTTGATCATTTGAAAGGTCCCACTGAGTATATTGGCTGGCTGCACAAAGTCTGAATCATCTACGCCTGGCGTTTTTATTATAATATAATCCCAGCTGGATCCATTGGGAATTCGGGGTTCGGTGGCACTGTCGTGTTGTAGAGTAAAACGTACACTATCGCCTTCAGCCACCCTGCCAGTATTGGCATAAAGTCTTAATGTAACATATACAATATCAATGCTGACTTGCACACTAGGAAATTCCTGTAACCTGACTGTAAAAGTTTCATCACGATCAGTGTCTATCATGATCTGCAACGGCAAGTCAGCATCGCAACGATTAGCGTCTGTGGTTACTGTATTCAGCTGCGGTAAAAAGATCCCTGTTAATAAATTATAATTAATTTCACTGGTAACAGTGGTACTCACTGTGGCATTGAAATCGCGACTATTGATTTTGTCTCCTACTATTTCAAAAAACACTTCACTATTAACTGGCACGCTGGTTGTATGCAAACTCACAGTAACATTGCCACCAACATACACCCGACTTTTATTAGAGGTCAAGCTATAGGTAATAGGTGGAGCATTACCATATACATCTACTGTGATAACTTTGGGTTCACCAATTTGCCCGGTTTGAGTAATTAGTGTATAGGTAAATGCGTCTGTGCCTTGAAACATTCTATAAGGCACATACAGTATACCTTGGCGGTCTTGGGTTAAACGTGCGTAACCCCACAGTGGCTGAGTTAGTACTACCGGTTCTACTCGCTGTGCTTCTAATGCTCTACGACGTAATCGTTTGTTCCATTCCCCAGTGCCACTGATGCTGGCAGTGTCAGGGCTACCTCCAGCAAACCGTCCAGGATTATGAGGCAGTTCAACCCAGTCATAACTTTTATAATTATCAAACCTGAATACGGCTCCTCGCTTGGCTGGGTCACTGGTGCGTTCTGGTAATGGATCATATACAGTATCATAAATCACAGTTAGAGGAGCAATAATATCTCTATTAAATTCTATTACGCCGCCTGTCTTGGCCCAATTAGTTCCATCACCAGTTCTATCACGGAGAAATCTAAATTCGGTCCAAGGTAGTCCAGGCCATGTTCTACTATTAAACCCGCCGTAGTTTATTATACGATATCCGCGATAGGGCCTAAATTCTTTTTCGTAAATTTCTAAAAAATGTATTGTTCGTATATCAAAATTAACAGGAATTTGATTACGATACGCACCCACAATGCGTCGTACAATAGCACCACGTTGGGTATCTTCTAATGTGGTGATACGATTAGGCATAAAATGATAAATGTCCCTGGTTACAGGCACTATCACTCTATTGTTCTGTATCAACAGCACATTATCCTCCTCTAATCAACCAGCCCACTGGCCACTTCATTCTTCGAGCGATTACATACTTATCAGGTCCCGAATTATGGTAGACTAAGTTTGTGGGCTGACCAGTGCTGGTTATAAATCCACTGGGATGGTTGTAGAAAGTACGCCGATAACCTGGGTCAGCAGGAATAACTTCATGATATGATTTTTCTGTGCCGCGACCACGTTCAAAGAAATCTGGCAAGGTCACTGCTACATTAGGAGCCAATGGCCCATAGTAATACATCTTGGGTCGGCTTGGTACTGCAAAAATGTGTGTATTAAAGAATATGCGCGAGTTATAGTAGTTAGTACCTGGTATCTGGTAAGCCATTGCACTAACATAATTACCAGCCTGTGCCACTGCTGATTGAAACTCACGGAATCCACCGCGACTGGCCCTATAGGTTTGATCAAATAGAATGAACTGTGGTTCGCTACCAGTTTCAGCTACAGCAGTAACGGTCACTGCTAGACGTTCTTCTGTACCAGGATATAAACTGGTAAAGTATGGATATCCTACATTAATCTCTATGTTGCCTGTGCGATTTAATACAATAGTTTCAACAATAGCTGCTGTGTTTGCTGCATGATAAGTAGGATGTTGAACAAATACAGGACAATCACCATCAGGTGTTCCAAAGCTAGCAAAGTCTACTTTTCTTACTATAAACCCATTGGGCACATCTAAGTAAAGTCGATTATTCAAACTGGCTTGACCGCATACCACAGTGTTAGCAATGTGCCCATCCCAATCTTTCTTAGCAATAAATTCTAAGATACGTGTTTCACGCACACCATAATATTCGCTGTCATCTAGTACAAACAAAGGCTCTTGATCTAGTTCTGGGTCATTACGCCCGATTATAGAGTCTGGGCTATAGTTTATTGCTGGTAAACTAAACCTTATGTTAAAATCAAGATAACTACGTAGTGCTGTTAATTTGAAATCAGGATACCTTACTTGATACAGTAAAGGATCTAATCCAAATTCCATTATGTTATCTTGTACAAGATCTGGACCTAATATCAATTCTGGACTACCTGACTTGTCTACAAACAACGGTTCCAGTGTTCCTTCTGGTCCTCGGTCAGTTCTAATAATTTCCGGAACAAGCACCCCATCTATACCACCAGGCAATCCAGTGAATATCCACTGTTGCTCGAAACCAGACACTTGTGTAAACTGCGTGATCTCTGCGTTCATACCAAATCCTGGTATTGCACTCATTGATGTTATTTGTGCTGTGCTTTCGAAGCCCGGGATCAACGAAGGTCTATATATTTCTGCATCGGCTTCAAGACCTGGAACTGTACCAGGTAGGTACTTGTCAAAATTACTTTGAAGTGTTATACTATCAATAAGTTCAATCTTTTCCCATGGGTTACGCCAATAAAAATCCTGCATGCCAGCATAGGCGAAATCAAAACTCAATCTGATATTTTCTGATATGGGATCAAAATCATATTGACTTTGCATGGGTATGCCTGAGGCCACTGGTGCAAACTCAAAACCAATGTCAAATTCTATCCCTGGGTCCCATGGCGCCAATTCCATAATAGGATCTACTAGAGTTTGATGCACACTGGTATATTCAGCTTCAGTATTAACATAGATCAAGTTTTCTAATCCACCTGTATTGCCCACAATAGGTATTTCTAGACTAGGCATAAGATTAGCTAAGAATACGTTGCTGACTATCAAGAATCCATTGGCTGTTTGTTCTAAATTACCTAGATAATTGTTACTAACGATCTCAGTATAGCTAATAACGTTACCGTTATAATCTAATAAAAATTCTTGTGCAGCTACGGTAAGATTTGGGGTATAACTATCGTAAAATAAATTTTGAATCGGCTCACGATCTGACGTAGTGCCTGTATTAAACAAAGTCATAGGCAATTCAGCTGCACCATTGGATTGGGTGTAGAATATGTTAGCCATGAACTGCTGACGAAATTGTCCTCCGTCCATCCCAAATGTAGCAGAGTACCCTACTGCGCCATTGTAGGTTATTAGCTCACCGAAATTGGTCTGTGACCAATTTCCTTGGGTCCCGGTTACAAATAACGTCTCAGGATCAAAAACATCAGACTCAGCATCGGTTAACACTGGAGTAGTCGATATCAAAGTACGTGCATTAGGTTCAAGATAATTCTGTGTGCCTGATTGCACGACATCAAAATCATCATTGTCGTGAGTATTATACGATCCAGAATAGGTTGTGGTATTTTTACTAAATCTAATAAAAATGTCACCTGCTAATTTAGCATACTCATTGGTAATAGCCTGCAGCTTAGGAGCCGGAGACTGTCCAGTAACCGGAGCAGTATAGGTTAAAGTAGGCCCGGCCAGACCATTGCTTATATTATCTATTTCAAAATACGTAGGAGGTTGGAACCCTTCGGTCGGAGCTGTATAACGTATCTCTGTGGCACTAAAAGTTTTATTACTCACTGCACCGGCCTCAAAATACGTAGCAGGTTGATATCCTTGTGTTGGAGCAGAATAACTAACTTGAGTAGGACCACGAGACTGTCCGCTTACTGTACCAGTTTCAAAGTAATTCGGCGGCTGAAACTTTTGTGACGGGGCTGAAAATTCCATCTGTGTGGGTACATGAGATTGTCCACTGACTACCCCGGTTTCAAAGTAATTTGGTGGTTGGAATTTCTGCGACGGTGCTGCAAATTCCATCTGTGTAGGCACATGAGATTGACTGCTTACTGTACCAGTTTCAAAATAAGCAGGTGGATAAAACTTTTCGCTGGGCGCATCGAAGTACAGCATGGTAGGTATAACTGACTGCTCAGGGCTGGTTACTGCTCCGTTAAACTGTGTTACTTGTTCAACAAACTCAGCAGTTTTAACATTGCCTAAGAACTGTGTGCCTTGACCTATAAATCCCTGTTCGGGTGCACCTACTTTAACTATGTTACCTTTTTTATATTCGGCTATTGGTGCTGCTATTTCGGCGCGAACTGGCCCAGCTTCAAATTGTCTTGATACTTCAAATTCTACAAGGTCGTCTCTGTTATAATAACGTTTTTCTAGCGTAAATGTAGTCTCAGATCTTGATTCAATAAATCCAGGCTCAATGCTGCTGGTAGGTACAATTTGTTGTTCTAGTCTTTCTAGATCCACAACGTCTAGTTCATAGTTATTGTCGCCACCAGTAAGTATACCTTGATTGCTAACGATTTGATTATTGATCTGCCAAGTAGCAATAGGTAAGCGTATGTTACTACCATCCACGTCTGACTGCAATTGATATACAGTAACAGCAGATTCATAATAGTTGCCCACATACCATTGTAATTCCACATTACTACCAGTGGTAACATTGGTAACGTACTCACCATAGCTACGACCATTTACGTTGAAATTAACTCCAGGATTATCAACTACTAATCGTCCCCCAGCGACCGGTCCTGCGGTTAATGTAGCGTTGCCTGTAAAATAAGCTGGTTCGCCATCGTAGTGTAGTTCAGTTTCAAGATATCCTGCTTTTCTAGGCACATAGGTAAGATATCTTGTATAAGGATTTTCTAATGTAGCATAGCTAACATTAGCAAACCAAGGACCCGGAGGTGCAGTTCGAAATATCATACGATAAGTCTTGGGGCCTGTAATTACTATTTCTCTACGATCAAACAGTCTCAAACTAGTTATAACGTTTTCTACTGTTACAACATCTCCAATGATAAAATCAACAAAAGTTCCTTTTGTTAATGATATTGTATTCCCAGACCGGGTTCTAGTAAAACTTACAATCAACCCAGTATCGTCAAAACTAGCTGTATAATAATAAGGAATGTAGTATGTACCACTAGCGTCAATGGTAACGTTAGCTGTGTACACAGTATCTTGTGGCAGGTTTTCATATAAAATATCAACTATCACATAGTTTATTCGCTGCGACTCGGGCACAGCAGGTAAAGCAAATTGATAATCGCCTAGGCTAAGAATAGGTGCAATAGAGCGTTGTGATCTACTAAATGGTACAGTAACCGACACAAAACTAGTAGGTGTAATTAGTGCAGCGTTACCGGTTATGTTTCCTACAAAACCGGAATACGGAGCTCCGTTTACTGTAAGATATCCATAATTTAATCCTAGTACCACATTTGATTGAGTAGGAATAGTTTGATCTATACTAAACTCGTATCTAGCTTCGGTACTAGTCAAAGCAGGAACCATTACAACATCAGGATGTCTTGGCAAATATCCTAAGCTGCGTTCGTGAAAACATCCTGCACCCATATAGATCCAGTCACCGCCTACTCCATAGCTACCAAACAAATAACTCATACCGGCAGTGGCAACTACGTTAGCTGATATAGTGTTATTGCCTACCGCTACACCAACAGGTTTAGTACTGGTATAATCTAGTGTATCATAGAATAATTCGATGTATTGAAATCCACGACCGCTGTAGAATCCTGCTTCATAGGTCATAGCAGGATGTAGTTGATATTTTTTGAAAAGTATGGGTGTATTTTCAGTCAGGCTAACTGCATTACTAATTCCAAAAAAGTTGCCTTCAAATACACTAGATGCTATCACTGTGGCAGTCAATGGTCTGTCAAGATATACACGTTGGCGTATAGCATACAGATATGTCCCAAACATAAGATTAGCTGCATCTGACGAAAATTCTACTTCAGTGCGAACCGCAGTGTAAGTGGTACCTGATGCAATAGTAGGAGATCCGGTCATTGACAATATTAGGGTATATTCGGTAACTGACGAGGTACTAGAACTTGCAGCAATTACACTATTGCCTTCATCGATTATATTAAATTGAACTGTGGTACTGGTAGTATGGATATCACTGATATTACCAAAAGTAACCGACACTGTTTCTGTGCCTTCTACCACTGCATCTGCATTAGGACGCAGTATCAATGATGCTGCATTACTATTGACTATCACAGTGCCCGACATAGCAGGACTGGTTAGGAAATCATCTGATGTAGCACCAGCTATACTATACTCTAACTCATACCCGTTGGCAATGTTAGTTGTGGTAACTGAAATAGTAACTGTATTAGCCGTAAGATTATTACCTTCAGTGGCTACACTTCTATCCACTGAAGCTGTTATTGTTTTAACAATAACCTGTTTACCGATCAATCTAGCATCAGCAGGTAGTCCGGTCCCGGTTAGTCTTTGACCTGAATATAATTTGTCGTAGTCGTTGACCGACACTAAAGTTTGTTTGCTTGCGCTATAGTGTTTAATCACTGTAACAGTTTCAGTGAATCTATTGACACTGACTATGTCTGATCGCAATACAGCGTAGCCCGGAGACATAACACCACCATTTTGCCATAAAGAATGAGAACCGATTTGAAAAGTAGAATCAATTGTGGGGTCAATATGTAGATCAACAACTAGTATATTGCCTAAGGTAGCCAGCGTCCTATAGTCGTAATTAGAACCAAGGAATTCATTAAGTTCTTCAGAACTGATTCTACCTTGAAATATGCCTCCTATGTGTACATTTGCATATTTTTTAATTAGGTATCTGCCTATTCCAAACCAACTTGAGTACCATGCCATGGTTACTAAACTATTGGTGCCAGGTTCTAATGTGCGAATAACAGGAGTTTGATAATATGCATCTCTATATGTCACAGTGGTAGTGTTAGTAATTCCTGTACCACTGACATAGTCGCCGACATTGGCTTTTGACAAATCAGCTACAGGTATTTCATTGTGGCTCACTGTATTGGTCCAGACTGGCAAAGTATTACCAAAAGGATACGAGTCCATACTAGTACCTACCCAACGCACACGCAGCCCATCAAATTGCTTGAAATTTTGATATTGATAATATACACCAGGTTGTTCGCCGCTGGTTAGTGCGCCTGGTATTATATTAGTAGGATTACGATTATCGATGGGTAATCCTTGATATAAATTACCATGTATAGCATATACCGCAGGGAACGCAAAGGCAGCTAAATTAGCAGCAGGATCTGTTGAAATATTACTGTCAAATGTTATATATCCATTAGTACTAACATTAACATTAGCCATCACATAATCCCAAAGTCGGAAATTAAATCCCAAGGGAATATCTGTGGTCATACCATTAACATGTGTACCTGTGGGTACTGTGTTTGTAAATGTAGTTGCACCAGATATTCTCAGGTCAGCAATGTTCCCGCTTTTATAATGGTCGGTGAGTTGGGCACTAGACACCGACCTTACTTCAAAATCAAAAGCATTTTCACCTAGCACAAACACAGTTTTAGCCCGGCCTTGTGCAGAGCTACGATAGCTTACACTAACGTAATCACCTACACTAACAGGTTCATTTTCTATGCCATTGGTATATACAGTGGTATTATTAGGCGCCTTAGGCATGATATTTTGATCACCTAACATTTTAACTTCAACAGGATTAGATCCAATATGACTAACTGGTCCTAGTTTACTATCCATAGTAAACGGAATAACTTTTTCAATTCCAGTTAAATTTAATACAGTATAATTTTTTAAGTAGTGGCTGGCTAATATACTAGTTCCTACTACACTAACAATGGTTACCTTGTCTGCGAAACGATGAATGCCGTAGGTATCGTCGCCCTTGTATTCTAATACGTCAATGGTATCGTGTCCGGTTACCCATAAACGATTTTCAAAATTCCTACAGTAAGCCGGTACAAATCCAGGTGTAGGCCAGACTGTATATGATCCGGTGGAATCAGTAAAAATCAATAAACGTTGAGCATTTGATTCTGGTACTGCCACCCTATCATTATCGATTTTAGCAGGTGTACCCAATGCTGTTGATGTGTACAATACTGTTTTTGTAGCACTATTAACAAAAATCGCTTTTTGTGATTTAGTGGTAACCACTGCACCATTTTGCCAACATGTTAATGTAACAATTTCTTCTCCGGGCACTGCAATTTGATTTTGTAGTTGAAAATTGCGATTTAACACATACACAGCGCCGGCACCAGCTAACCAAATTTGGTTGCTGGTTACATCCAATGCTGTGACGATTGGGAATAAACTATTAAGGAATTTTTTTCTAGCCAAGTCCAGAAAAGAACCACCCACTGGTAAGTCTTGTTGAAATGGCAAATCGTCTAAGCTAAAAAATGGCAATGCCTTGGGCTTGAACTCATCGCTGGCATAATATCTACGGTCGAAACGTATCCTATAGACTTTGAAATCACTGCCTAGTACTATAAGATCATGTGTGTAAGTACCCACTTGCTGATCGCTGATCGATTTGCGATATTCAATTGGGCTAGCAGGTAACTCTACTCTACTGATACATATCTGTTCTACACTATAAAAACTTACACTATAAGTAAGTGGATCTAGTACTACATGTAGTTCTTCAACATCAATTAAACCGTGGCCAAATCCTACTAGCCTTTGAGTATTACGTAGTGCGTTGGTACTAAATGTAATTTCTTGAGTAAAATTAATGTAGTTGTACCACTTGCGTTTAACATCGGCTTCTTTGAGTACCGGTGAATAATTATTTTGATTAACTACAGCAAAATATTGTTCTATACCATCGATATAGTAAGAATGGAATCTATGAGCTAGGTACCCTGCAGGCGTAGTTAATCTTACCTGCAAAGTATCGCCGGTCTTAACTAGCACCGGCTGACTAGTTACTTGTAGACCGTTGCGATATAAAGTCAGTAAAGGATCAACTACTACTAATTTGTGATTATAAGTAGCTCGATATTCAGTACTAACATTAGTATTGGGAACGCATGAACTCAGACTCGAAAACATCATGCGCCCCCATGTTTATAACCCTGTGCAATGCTCACTCTCCATTAAGGCGTTGGAGTTGGGGTTGGTGTCGGTACTGGGGTCGGAGGTGTCGGTATAGGTGGTGTCACGCTGGTGTCGGCGACATTAACCGACGCTGCTGTAGCTACCACTGTTCCTACCTGTGAATCAGTTCTAATTTGTAGTATTAGAGTTTGTGTGCCTTCTGTTTCGCTGTCAATGTACGGCTGTAGTGCAATATAAGCAAATCCACTAGCATAACTACCTTGCACTGACACGTTTCCAAGATTTACATTTTCATTAAAGTCTCTGGCATTGGTTGTTCCAATGTTGTTCCAATACAAGGTTGTACCAACCGGAACATAGGTAGTCTTTAATGTGTAAACAATCAATCCACCTTCATTAACTGATGCAGGCGGAGCAGGATCAAATATATATGTTGGTGTTAGGCTAGAATCAATTACGTTAACTGTAGCGGCAGTGGCTACAGATGGTCCGGCTACGGTCTTTGCTAGATTAACTATCAAAGTTTCTAGCGTTTCCGTAGTCGAATCTAGTCTAGGTGTAATTTGTAGAGTAGCATTACCATTGTTGTCTAATATCACCACACCGTTGTTAACACCACCTACTAGGTCAACAGCAGTTGTAGTCCCGGTATTGGTCCAGTAAACCGGTGTTCCACCAGGTACACTGACTGTGGTAATGGTGTATCCCACTGTGTTACCTTCGTGTACCATTGGTACATTTGGTGTGATGGTATAGCTAGGCGTGAAGCTGAGATCAGTTACTGTAACTGCTGAACTGGTAGCCACTACCGGAACAGCAACACCAGGTCTACGACGCAATTCTAATTGAATTGTTTCGGTACCAGTTTCTGTAGTTATATCATTTGCCAGCGTTCTAACAATACTAGCAGTATTACTAAACACTCTAATATATCCAGAGTTGCGATTATCTGTAAAATCTGCCGCAGTTGTTGTACCCACGTTGGTCCAGTAAATACCTGCACCATTGGCTACATTGGTTGTAGTAATATCGAAAGATACAGCATTACCTTCTGTTACCACACTGGTATTAGCGGTTACTGTTACACTATCTTGAATTTGTACGTGACTATCTTCGGTCGCTTCGTCGGCTGCTGTGAGCACCATAATACGCATACCTGTACCATACTGTCTTGTAGCATATGCTGCTGTGTAGGTACGAGGAGTGGATTCGCCGTATACTTTTACATCAATTACACTACCACCGCCCACAACTTCTGCGCCTACTGTTCCAACCATGTCAAGCTCGTCGCTGTATCTAAAACGTGGGGTACTTAGGTTGTTAATAAAACTAACCACATATTCACCACTTTCTGTGATACTATTTTGTGGGAATGGGTTTAACACAGCAGGACTGTCTGTGGTATTAACCGCTGCATATTTTTTACGACTTGGACTAACCACATCCAATTCACGCACAATAAATTTGAAAAAGTTTTTGGGATTAGTAGTTCCGCCCACGCAAAAAACCGGACAACGACTACGCTCTAATTCAGGATCGTTATCTCCACGCAACGGACCACCACCACGTACATGACCTGTTAGGCGATCAACTGCACGTTGTACCACAAACCAACGAAATGGGCTTTTACCATAACCTTCATCACTTTCAACTCTCTGTGCTTCGGTGGCCGCTACTGTACCTGAGGTTTCCCAATTAGTTTGAGGAATTTCTTCTTGGCTGTCCTCCCAAACTCCTAAATATATACCACGGTTACTCATGCTTAACATGTAACTCATTGGATATGCACGATTAGCAGATTCTTCTTTGTTGTTTACTGCTCGATCAATCCAGTTTAATTTACTGTTACGCTTGTCAGGACTACCAAATTGGCTAGTTGTGTCAGTTGAGTTCTCTTTCCATTTAGCCCACAGCTCACTAAGATTTCCCGGTGGTTCAATTTGTGCCACAAACTTTGCAGCGTCATCTGTGGCTGTATCAGACGGTTTTTCACGTCTGTCGTTTAGAAAAGCAATCGTGCCTGAATCTGGCAATTGTAGACTGGTTCCTAGATGCACAGCCAATCTATCTTCATCAATCAAATTAAAACACACACGCCATGCACTGGTGATATTACTGTTACTGACTTGGTACTCGGCCAATGGATCAATGTCTGATGTACCTTCGTAAATAAACTTTCCACTAGTTGATGAAGTCGTAGGAGCAGTGGAAGTTTTTAATTTGAAATACTGTTTACCGTTAGGATGTACTTTGGTTAATTCGCCATGCAGATCCGTTAATAATTCTGCAATTTTAAGAAATCCTAATTTAGTTACTGATACAACAGCCATTTATCTATCCTTTATTGTATTGGTAAATCGGGTTTGTCTGGAATATCTTTTAGTATCGCTATTCTCAGTCCGGTATTGTAAGAGTTATTAGCCGGCATGGCTCTATATGTACGCGGTCCCGATTCTGCATATGCTGCCAGTGCAATATCGTTTGTAGCCATACACACATCTGCAGAGGTTTGACCTACCATATCTAATTCACTGGAATATCTAAACCTTGGCGTAGTCAAATTGTGCAAGAAACTAATTAAGAATTTACTATCCTCAGTCAACGCAATTTGTTTAGTACTATTAATTATAGCAAAACTATCTTGGCTGTGTGCGTCTGCAGGGGTGCGATATGGGGTAGATTGATCTTTGATCTTCCAGTCACTGACTGTGCCACCAGTAGTATCAAGGGTATAGCTGCGTGTGTCCTTGTCACCTTGTGTTGGGTGCGGGGCGTCGCTTTCGCGAACAATAAATTTCCAATACCTGTGGCCTACACTATTAATGCAAAAAACTGGACATCTACCGGTGGTAATCACTTTACCTGTTAAACGATCAACCGGGCGTTGTATTAATACCCAATTGAAAAATACATCACTGTCTGACTTGGTCTTTTGCATCACACTCCAGTTACTTTCCCAAATTCCAAAGAAAAGTCCTCTGTCAGTAATACTCATTGTGTAGTTAATAGGATATGTTTCTGGATCCCCTTTGCCAGCGCTGGCTCCTACACGTATTTTTCTGTTAATAAATCCTTGATCTGGTTTGGTTGTATCTGGTTTAACATTTGGACTCGCGCCACCGGTTGGGGCATTACCGACTAAACCAGCTAAATCAGTTACAGTAGTTCCAGTTTCGTTCCAAATCTTACTAACTGTACCATTATCCTTTAATTGCAAATCAGTAGCAGCATAAACTGTAGCAGTTTGAGTATCTAATACATCAAACTGTATTCTCCATGGCTGAATGTCTTCGAATACAAAATGTAATTGCTCGCCATCGGCAATGCTCTGATTAGAAGTCAGTGTAACTTTTGCCCAGCTGGTATTAGCACTAATAACATCTTTCACATACACAGTCCCATTAACTGTACCAACTGTTAGCGCACTGGTTACACGATGACCTGGCCATACTACTCGCTCAAAATTATTTGTGCTAGTTAAATTATTAACGGTTAATATGTTACCGGAACTCATACTGGCTACTACATTACCATAAACACCAGCTGGATCACTAAGAGGATCAATTGCTCCGGTGGTTTCTAGTACAACTTTATATGTATCGGGCACTGTTAAATTATTGTTAACAACTGTGGCACCTGCTCCACGCAATAACACTGTTTCGCCTGCTGCTATGTTAGCAGATTGGTTTAACTTAAAGTACCAGGCCTTACGTAAATTCTCATATCCAGAAGTGACCACTCCACCAATTTGACCGGAGATGGTAGCATTAATCGGAATATCAAAAGCTATTTTACTAACAATCCTGGTGCCTGGAGGAATGTCAGTTCCTAATAGGGCAGACGCTGGATCTGCAAAAATCTCCATACCTTCGTAACGAACTGTACTACTATTTGTAGACTCGTCTTGCCATGACCAAATTGCGTTAGCAGCAGTAGGCCAAGTAGTTCCAGAATTGCCACCTTCGCCACCTGTTCCCCACTCAGTAACCCAGTCAGAATAAAACGAAGGCGTAGACATTGGAGGATGAGTTGCTTTAACATATCTCGGACGTCCTGAAGTAACAGGAGTAATACCTGAACTGTTATTAATCTGCATCCTATTGACAAATTGTGCTTTGCTAAAAAGAAGGTCCGCTGTATATGGATCAGCTGCGCTGGAGTATACCAAGGGCCTTGGCTGTACTGTGTCAACTGTAATGTATTTGGTACCCGACGGTACAGTCCAATCTCGCAGTGTACCATCTACTGGATCAACCTGCGTAACTGTGATAGCATATGGTTGTGCTACACTGGCGTTTGGCTCAAATGCCACTAGCTTATCACCAATGGAGTAGCCTTTTCCTCTGTTGTTTAGATCGTATAAACGCTCAGCTACAGGCCATCCACTGAATGCTGTATTTTTAGTGGTACTTTCAACAAACACCACGTTGACTACAGAAAATGCCCCGGTGCTTAACATGTCATTTACCATACTGTAAATAACTTGCCCAACTGTGACAAATCCTGTCTTTTCAACAGAATAGAACTTTCTGTTAAGTTTTACATTTTCGTAGACTGTACGAACGGCCATTATAAAATCCTTTAATTCTAAGAACTTATTTTATTTATGAAAAAATACCACACTGTAGTCCCATGTTATATTTACCTTAGCTGAGTATTGACGTATAGTAGTAAAATTGTAGTACAACTGGAGACCCAGCTCCCACTGAACTTACACTAGTAATTGTTGCATACACATTAGACTGAGGGGGTTCTTCCATGTTAGCAAATATGCTGTAATTTCTACTTTGGTAGCTACTGCCATCATTCAAAGTCACAGTTCCATCGTCGGTTAAATGGCCACTGGCGCTAATAAAAGTATACGGATTAGGTTCAGTTTTGGCCGGACTACCAAAAACTTCAACTTTGATTCCTGGGCGATTGACAGTAACGTTATATACAATCGAACTTAGTCCTGTGTTTAGAATTACGTTAGCATTTCCGTACCCAGGCAAACTAGGTATAGTCACTGTATATCTTTGTCTTGTAATACTGGCATTAATCGGGGCAGGACCCCAAAATGTTTTTAAGCTACCCGATCCCTCTGCATACAGAATAGATCTTCCAGTGGGTGCCACATTAGGTAAGGTATACAGTGGCTTATCACTGCCCACTGTAATAGATCTGTTGGTTACATCAAAATACAGTAAATTACCGTCGATGCGTAGGTCTACCCCTTGGCGTTCCAAGTTGGGCAACAGCATTGGACCTGATACGCGACCTATAGCCATGTTGTTTCCTTATGAAAGAACAACGTTCTTAATTAGTTTGATATTATCCAAGTATAATTGAGTTCCTACTGCCCCACCACCGGATCTATCAGTACTACCTGAAACTACTACTAATCTATATTCCCCAGCTTCAGAGGGTGTAAATGTACGTGATAATTTAGTCCACGGTTTCGATGCACCAAATTCGTGTAGCAATAATAAAGTATTGCAGGTTTTTCCAACCAAGTACATAACCACATCGTAATTTTCAGTAACATAAAAGGCTAATGGTTTGTTCTCAACCTTCCAATAAAGTTCCAGCGTGTCGCCACTGGCAATATTAACAAAATTATCACTAACTAGATAAGGTCCACGAGATACACCCGAAGCCTGGGTAATTGTACCCACGCTAAACAATAACAAACCACGTGTGCCTGTATCCCCAGGCGCAGCTTCTGTGACCACAGATCCATTGAATGCCACAGTGGCTAGCACAGAATCATCAAAAGAATAATTTGATAAATTAGTACTAACAGTGGGACATCCAGCAATATTTCGAGCACCATTGATTCTAGTATTTTCGAGATATATTTTCCATCCCGGGATAGAAATCTCAGTACCATACTGTGAAGCAGATGTAGTGGATTCAAATGTTCCGTTAACAAAATTATTCAATGTAGCGCCAATTGGCGGCGTGGGCGCCGGCACTGGTGTTGGTCCAGATGGTACCGGAAGAAGAACAGGAACAGGAACTGGGACCGGGGGAGGTGGTGGTGTTGGCGGCGGTGGTGGTAACGCAGTAAATGCGTCACCGTTGGTTAGCCCGTGTAGTATAATAATAGGATGATTCAACGGTGGTGGACTAGTAAATGATATATCATATCCGCTTACTGTATACGCACTATTAGGATTTTGAAAAACATTGTGTATGAATACCAATATAAACAATTCATTACCATTGGGGTATGGATACTTCATAGGTCCGAATGAGACATCAGTGCCGTTACCATAAAATGTGTCTTTGGCGGGTACGTAGATTTCATTCCCCAACATACTACGCCATTTATTTTCAAAATATACCTCAGGTCTTTTTCGAGAAGTATTGTAGCGCATGAGTCCATCAACAGGTGATTCCGGACCAATGGCCACAGACCCAACAGGCATTCTTATTGAATAGCTTCCAGATTTTAATTCACGATTTTTGGCATACCGCCCCATAGTTAAACCTCTATAGAGCTCACGGTAACTACCACATTAACAGCAGGATTAGCCGATGGCAAAATTAAATTTGCAAACAATGCATCGCCAGGAGATAGCATGAGTTTTTCTGTGTCCATTACATAGGTATCATTAGCAGTCAAACTAACATTATAATAGATAGCCCGACTCATTGAAACAGTTTGTCCATTAGGCACTGCAAACACACAAAAATTAGTAGGCTGGGAGCCAATGTTACACAAATACACACAAGTTATTACACTACTGCCAGTAATGCTGGTAAAAATTGGTGATGGTACGTTAGTTAATAAGGTGCTAGTAAATGCCATATAATTACATCAATAATGAAAATATCAATGCCTTGCGTTTGGTAATAAATTCTTCCTGCCTACCTGTAGGCAGCGTTGTGAAAATTCCAGTCTCGCCTGGGCCCGGCGCTTGAGCATACATCAGGCTACTCTGGGGCACAAAGGGTACAACAAACCCCGGAGGTGTATGTTTGACTTGTAGCGCACCTTGAGTACTGGTTTCCGACCAGCCTGGTACTAAAATAATATTGCAGGGAAATGGACTGCGTATTTCATAACAGTCGGTATACAAATGATTGCCCAGTCTGGGTAATAGATCATCTTGTATTTTTCTTAATACAGGATCAACAGCTATATTACTATAATTAGTTCCATCATTGGTTAATTGCCAAGCATTGCTAGACTCATTCCACTTTATTGTAACATCTGGTTCTAGACCACGTTCTACCCGTATCCCAGCATCTAGTACCGGTGTGCCAGTTACATTACCACTGACTGTAATAAATTGATTGTCTATTATACTGTTAACACTTTGTACTGTAATAGTTTGTCCGCTAACGTACAAATTTCCATTTACATGGACACCGCCTTGTCCGTTGTTTGGTGTAAAGAAAATATCTCCAGTACCACAAATTGTGTTACCAACGGTTTCAATAGTGTAACTGCCGGTGATTCTGTCATAGGAGCTCATATTCGATATTTATCTAAACATATAATCAAAAAAATAGCACCCGAAGGTGCTATTTTTTATTCACTGCTGTGATTATAGATCAACAGCATTAGTGCCAGCATCATCATCGCCAGCTTCTTCGATCTGTGCTGTACTGTCTGTAGTACTAGAACTAAAGTTCCATGGTCCTACAAAAATTACTGCGCCACTGGCGTCAACCACAGTTATTTTACGAGCTGTGATTTTACTAACATACCCAACTGCGCCTCCTGTAGCACCATCGTCACCTTGTGCCTTGATGCTCATTTCACCTGCTGCTAAACTACCGTCAGCTTTGTTGACTAATGTGCAAATAGCAGTGGTACTGGCACCAACTTCTTGACATTTGAATTTTTTACTACCTAGTTGCTTAACAATATATCCATTTACACTAGATGTACCGTTGTGAAAACGCACACGAATATTATTGTTGGTATCGGCAGAAAAATATCTTTTATTAATTGGACGTCCCATTTGTTTCTCCTTGGTAATGGCGTTCTAGGCCTACGGGGTGGGTTCCCCATAAACTCTCTGTTAAGAGCGAACATAGTATTTACCTATCATAAATAATAAACAACCCACGAGGTGACCATATGCGTTCGATTATTGCTATATCTATCGCTACCCTGTTTATAGCAGGTTGCGCTACAAACACAGATTATAAAATGTATGCTGAAACTCAGCAAAAAATTGCACAAGCTAATGCTGTGGCTCAAACAGCCAGGTATAATGCCCTAGCAGAAATTGCCAAATCTGGCGATAGTGCTGCCAAAGTTGCCGCTGTACTAAGTATTCAAATGGGCAATATGAACGGTAGTGGTCAACCTCCTCAACAAAATATCGCAGCGCCAGAAGATCTTAATCAGAAAATGCTGCGTTGGGCAGGTGTGTTATTACCAACTGTAACACAAGGTTTGGGAATCGCGGCACAAATTCATGCTGCCAATGTACAAAAACAAGTAGCAGTTACACAAAGTAATAATGCTGCTGCTACTGCTCAAAACACTAATAACACATTTGCTGCAATGAGCACAAGCATGGCTACTAGTAACACTAACATTGCCAAAGCTGGTTTTGATGCTATTGGTGCTGCCGGCACTGCACTGACAAATGTAGCCACAGCTGGGCTAACTGCTACACAAAACACAGCCACAGCTGGTTTAACTACGGCAAGTACATTAGGTACTGCTGGTATTACACAAGTCGGAAGCACAGCTCTTGCTGGATTTAATAATTCTACTATTTTAGGCACAGCTGGCATTAATGGTGTTAATGCTGCTACCACAACTGGTGTAACTGGCATCAATACTGCCATTGCAAGTGGAAATACTTTGACTAATAATGTAGCTACTGGGTACACCACTGCTTTACAATCGGCCATTGCTAAGTTAACTGGTACAACTACTACAACTACAACTACAACAACCAATACTACAACTACAAGCACTAATAATAATGTTTGCCCAGCAGGACAAATATTAACTGGTGGTACATGCCAGTAACAATATAACTGTTAGCCAACAAAAAACCGCCTTTCGGCGGTTTTTTGTCCTTCCCATCCCTTGAGAAGAATTCCAGTTTACTGGAATGATAGGTTTTGCATAGCGATCTCAGAAACGTAGTCGCCTGCGTTACCAAGAGAGCTTGCTGTATTTGTTAGCTCTACGTAGCCGTAGCGTGTCATAAAGCCAACTACTGGTTCAAATGTAGCTGGATCAAGTACAACACCACTGCTCATTAGAGGAACATATGGGCAATAGAAAGCGGCTGCATCAGCTTCGCTGGTACCTTTGTAACCAACTAGAACTGGTGTAGTATCGCTAGCATAGCTGTCAACATAAACCTTCATTGCGCCATTTAGTGTACCAACAAACTTGGTGTTAGTTGGAGCTTCGAATGTGCCTTCTGTTGTACGAGCAAATGCTGAAGTTGTTGCGCTTTGTAGCACTGTTAATGCAGCAGGACTCACAACTGCCCAGTTTGCAGCACCACGACGTGTGCGTTGAGCGATACGATTCGCTGCACGATTGATTAGAACTGCTAGAGCAGCATGTTCATCACCAACGAATGTAGCTGTACCACTTACTGCGGCTTGGTTGTAGGTTTCTTCTGTTGCTGCTAGACTACGCAAGCTGGCTAGGATTTCTTGGTCGATTTCAACTGTGATTTCCTGTGCTAGAGCTGCCATGATTTCGGCCTCAACATCTAGACCATGCATAGCTTGTGCGTCTTGTGCTGCTTCGAATGTCCAACGAGCACTTAACTTACGTGTTTTAGCTTCAACTGTTTGCTTTAAGATCTGCACGTTGATCTTACGACCTGCAACACCTTCAAAAGCAGCAGTTGAATCAGCACGACTGGTACTTAGGTTACCAGAATATGCTGTAGCAATACGGAATGGGCTTAGTGCCTCATCACCGGCTGTTGCACCGTCTGCAGATGTAGTAGCAGTCGCAGTGTCAGCATAACGTACACGTAGTGTATGGATTTGTGCAACTGGACCAGTCATTGGCTGAACACCAACGATTTCGTTAGCAATAACGGTTGGCATTACACGACGGATCACTGGTAGAATCACACGGTTTAATGTAGCGATCTGACCAGCACTGGTTGTGCCAGCTGTTGCTGTTTCCATCAAGTTTTTACGAGTATTCTCGAGAATCACGCTCATGCTTGTGCGGCGCGAGCCTTGTAAGCCTTCTAGCAGGGCATCTTTAGTTTCGCCCCAACGGCTTTCTAATAGTTCTTGTGTCATTTATATTCCCTTTAGGTTAAACTATTATTTCAACCCTGCCAAACGCTTGAGTTCAACAACGTTGTTCTCTGTAGCAGTTTCTTGGGCTGCTGCTGGTTTAGCAGTTTTATCCCCTGTGACTTCTGTACGGCTTTCAGTTAGAGCATGACGCTCTTCTTTCTTGCCAGTATTCAGAACAGCAGGAAGATACTTTTCAAATGCAGTCTTCAATTTTGGAGTCTGCACACCTTCTAGAAGTTCACGCATTACCGCTTGCTTCTCTTTTATTAGAGTTCCAAGTAGCTCGTCCATTACTGCACGGCGATCTTGAGTCTCTTTGATCACGCGGATCTCGCGTTCTTTTGATTCAACAATACGCTCAGCTTGTGATTTGGCTGTGGCCATCTCAGCAAGTTGTGTTGTTTGTTGTTCGATAACTTTCCTTAGCTTTTGTAGCTCTTTGCTTTCATTGAGATGTGTCAATGAAAACTCACTGGCAAATGCTTCGAAAATACGACGCCCAAACATGTTCTCGCGAGCAAGTTGGATGTCTTCTTTGAGTTGATTTAATTCTGCACCCAGCTTCTGGCTTACTGATTCTTTGACTAGGCGTGCGCTTTGCTCAATAAAACGCTTTTGGATTGATTCTAGTTTGTTTTTGGCTTCCGCTACTAAACGAACTTTGGTCTCAACCACAGCTTTCTTATCTTGAGAGAATTCACGAATTTCTTCAGCCAACGCACGAACAATAAATTTTTCGAGACGTTGATAATTCTCTTTTTGCATTTTACGGTCTTTGTGTAGTTCTTTAACTTCTTCGGCTAGTTTTGTAACCATGAAGTCATTGAAACGACCTGCGCTTTCGACCATGTGATTTTTTAACTTCACACGATCTTCTACCATAGCCTGTTTCTCGCCTACAAATTCTTCAATTTCTTTAGCGAGACTATCAGTAACCATCTTGTCTAGTGCTTCAACCATTACTTGCTTGTCATGCTCATAGCGTGTGGCCATTTCCTCGCGGAGTTCGGCACGAATCTGGTCACGAGCTTCTACTAATTTAGCTTCCCAAGCTTCGTTGATGGCTGACTTAGTATCTTCGTTAATTAGACCGCTATCCAGCAATGGTTTCAAAGCGTCAAACATTGCGGTTTCTCCTATAGTTTTAAGTCTCTAATTAGACGAACAACTTCGTCCTTAAGAAACTTTTGCACTTTTTGATTTTCCCTAACGTCATCTGCCATTTCTAATACACGATGTCCATGACGCATGTTCATTAGACCTTCGTAAATGGCTTTTGGATACGCATGCGGAGCACTTGGCTGCGCTACTATATCTACTGTGACGATTTCAAATTCACTGACGTGCCCAGTGGATTCGCTGACATTGCCGCTACCGCGGCTTGAAACACCCAACTTAACACCACTTTCTAACATGGTCTTAACGAGTTGCCCCATGGGTGTTGGCAGAATCTTCAGTTTGCCGTGGCCGGCTGGACCATCCATCCACATTTGTTCAATCATGTGGCTGACACGATCTAGGTTGATTTTAAGATCATCGGGATGATCTACTTCACCTAATACTGAATATCCGCTCTTGATCTGTTCATTGATTGTAGTAACTGCTTTAGCAATTTCGTTAACAGGGTAAACACGCTGGTTAGCATTCTTTACCCCGCCCTCAATGAATATACCTTTCATGTACAGGTTTTTACCGGAGCCGTCACTGTTATCCTCATGCAAGACTTGCATCTTGGCATGATCAAATGTGAGCTGTTCTCTTAGGTAATGTGCCATGGATTAATTAGCCCTTGCTACCTACTAGGCTCTTCTTGTCTACACCCATGCTACCACTGGTTGTTTGACCTTCTTTGCCTTTGGCTTTTTCATAGCTGGTATTTTTCTTGTTGTACCAATCTTGTGCACCTTTGTTACCGCCCGGAACGTTTACGTTACGCTTGGCTAACTCATGCTCGGTTTGACCCTTGCTGTATGCATTGTTTGGTTTTGGTGTTGGCTTGCCATCAGCGGCTTGCTCTGTTCCACCTTTGACAATGTTAGCATTGCTGCCACCCATGTCATTTTTCATGTTATCTGTGATGCTCTTGGCATTGATTGGCTGGCTTCCGCCTGCACCAACTTCATGTCCTTCGCTGTCAACTGGTGGACGCTGTACTTTGTCTACATATTCACGTACCATGGCTTCTTTAGGTTCGCCCATGTCGTCGCCCATGTCATTACCTGGCATTTCCATGTCAGCATGCTCTGGCTCGTCCATTTCGTCACTCATTAGTGCATCAAATTCAGCTTTGAGCTCATCTAGTGCAGCTTCGAGATCCATTACGCGATCTTCGATGTTATCCTCGCCACCCATTTCATCGCCCATTTCGCCGCCCATGTCGTCTCCGCCCATGTCGTCTGCAGGCATTTCCATGTCAGCATCCATCTCGCCGCCCATGTCATCCATTTCGTCATCGGCTTCAGCCATACCCATTTCGTCTTCGGCTTCTACTTCGTCGACTAGGTTGCCTACTGGATCTACAATACTTTCTTCAACGTCTTCTTCGTCAATGAGATTCTCATAAATCTCACGGCTCTTCTCTACTACGATTTGATGAAAGAGTTCGCGAGCCTTAGCATCTTGCTCATTGATAATGTATTCAATCAACTGCTCATACTTGTTCATTAGGGACTCCTATTAAAATTAAGTATTACTATATTAGATATTTACATAGAATTGTAATATCTGGTGTCAAATGGTGGTATTTTGAGCTATTTTGACTACAGAGTCGGCGCAGCACCAGCTTCTACCGCTGGTTTATACTGCTTGCTAAGGCTCTCGACCTTCTTTTGCTCTTCGTATTTTTTGAGGTCGTTCATCATACGCAGGCGTTTAATTTGTGCCAGTGTAAGTCGACTCTTACGCAACTCGCCCATCTTTTTAGCACTGTTATCCTGCTTTTCGTCCCGGTATGGTTCGGGAATATCTTCAAAAATATCTGCAATAAACATATGGTATTTATATCTATTGCGCCGCTGCGGCCGGTGCTGGTGCTGCCGCCCCTGCTGGCGATCCACCTATGCCAGGAGCAGCACCAGGTTGTGGGAGTCCACCCTCGGCTCCTGCCTCTGGCCCACCCACTGCCGGCATGCTATCTAGTGCCTCGATATCAGAACTAATGCCCCCCGGAGTAATTCCTACACTACGTAAACCAACCTCGGCTCCCGAATCCTCTGCGGTTTCGCCCTGTTCCTGCAGCCACATTTCTTGGTTTTCTGTCATTTCTTCTTCAGTTAGGCCTAGATAACGCTTCATTAAAAAACGTTTACTGAAGTAAGGTATTTGTTCTAATTGTCCAAAAACACCTATTCTAGCTGCATCAATTTCAACCTGACGATGCTGTGCAAAGTTTTGCGGTTCATTTAATCGTAGTTCGAACAGTTGATTTTCAATGTTTATGCCACGCCAACGCATAAACATCTTAAATTCTTTATCCAACGTACCGCAAATCATGTTTTGCAGACGCATACAATACCTATTAAAACGCCATTCCTGAATCAGTGCAGTACCCACACGCCCATCGTTATAGGTTTGAGTTCCATCTTCACTGCCTGTTGGCAAATAACTACTAGGAATACGTAGACCACGGAATAATTTATTAGTAAAAAATCTTAAGTCAGTGATCTCGCCCAGATTTTGTCCGCCTGCTAGTGTTTCTACGCTACTTCCACGGCCTTCTGCTGTTTGCGGGAAAAAGTAATCTTCGTTAGTACTCAATGGATTATAGGTAGCATCCATCATATTAGCACTACCACCTGTTTGAGTAGGTATTCTACGTTGATGAATTTCGTTTTTAATCTTTTCCACAAAGGCCATGGCCATGTGTGTAGGCATGTTACCTACGTCAATCTTAAAGATCCTACGTTCCGGTGCTCTTTGCACACGATAGATAATAATAGCATCCTCTAGTAGTTCCTTTTGTTTGAATACTTTGAAGATGTTTTCTAATACGCTGTTACCAAAAGGCCAAAATATATCTAAACCTTCTGTTAAACTGAGATGTACTACATGTTCTGCGTTAATACCTACTTCGTTTTGTGCATGACTAAACCTGCTGCCGCCGGTAAAAGGTGCACTAGGTTGTATATAAGCACCATTGGGCCCACCAACCTGTGGATGATTAATGTAGGTATCTGACGTACTAACCACTGTTACAGTTAAATTTTGTAAATTAGGCTGTATTTCTTTAACCACATACTGCTCAGGTTCTTTGCCTTCTGCTTCATTTACAATAACTTTAGTAACTTTACTCATTTCAACCCAGTAAAGTTTGAAAGTTTCCGGATCTCTAATGAATATCTGATCTCCATACTTGATAGTATTACGTACTATCTTAAAGATACGCTTATTAAATTCATTAAGAGTTACCCATTGCTGCAACTGTTCTTTAATAATATCCACTTCTGTATCAGTGGGCTTATCATTGAAATGTATACTAAAAGGTAGTTGAGTGGTATCGTCTAACTGGCTGCTGAACTCTGCTAGAATATCTAAAGCCGCATTGATTTCTGAATCCATGTCCATCTGTTCGTACTGATTATAGCGTTCAACACGATTAGGATGCCCTGTATAGACTTCAGGTAAATTGCTTTGATAATTACGATACGTAGGAGTTCCGGATCCCGAAGTACCAGTGCCTGCAGGATTAGTTAGTGCCGAATTAGGCGCCTTAAAATATTTTTTCCAACTCATAATATTTGTATTTATGGGTACCTATTAAACTGTGTTATTAAGTATCTGCTGCTGGATACTACGTAAATCTTGCATAATACTGTTCATCTGTTCCTGTTGTTGTACCATTAAACTATTAATACTCAATTGATCTTTAAGCACCTTGGTCATTTCTGTGGTTTGAGTTGCTGTGATTTGAGTGTTAGGAGTATCTGTAGGAGCAGAATTATTTTGCAATATCTGGGAAATCTGAGAAACAAGAGTTTCGGCACCGACAAAACTATTCTGACCAACTGCTTCTACTGCTTCTCGTGCCATCAAAGAATTCGATCTCATCTGCTGCTGCACAGGCCCAACTATACCATTTAAGGCAGATACCAGCATAGCAGCGTCTGGGCTGCTACCAGAATTAAGTAATTTTAATAAATCATTGGGCACAATAGAACCAGACAAGCCCGGTACAAATAATTCTGGTCCTTCTTCACCTACAATATACGGCTGGCTCCCACGCACTGATCCCCCACGGGCACGACCTTCTACGCCCTCAGAATCCATAAACTTCATCACAGTGTCGTATAAAAACTCACCCAGTGCCTCACCGGCAAGGCTACCAAGATAACCTCCCACTGCGGCTCCTACTGGCCCACCAAGTAAACCGGCTATGCCTCCTACAAACTTACCAGCCAGACCACCAAATGCTTTGCCCTTAGGTACAGCTTTGGCACCGCCAGGCTTAGGTTGTTTATTGGCATCCCCAGGGGGAGGTGTTTTACCAGGGCCACCAGTGACCACATCTGCTACAGGGTTAGACCCCATGACAATAACATAGTATGGATTTTGTGCCGAACCATTGGGAGCACCGAGATCTGGTTTACCACCAGTGCCTAGTACTGCTCCTAGTGCGCCTTTGAGCCCGTCTTTCTGAAATCCTTTGAGCATGTCAGGAATTTTTTCACCAGCCGCTTTACCTACTTTGTATCCTGCTATACCACCTACACCCATCCCGGCATACTTTCCGCCGGTCCCTGCAACTTCTTTACCGTCAACACCACCTAACATATTTTTAATTTTTTCAACTATGCTGCCGGTGCCAGTGATTAAATTATTAAACTGTGATAAGATACCACGTATAGCAGCACCTATGCCTTCTATGTCTAGTGCTCCTGCTAACTTTTTAAGTCCGTCAGCAATGGTATTGACATTATCCGACAGGGCGTTGCCAAATTCCTGCATTAGTTTAGATATAGTGCTTTCTACTAATACTCTTAGTTCTTGGGCTCGCTGCTGAATTGTTGTAATAACATTAGTTAACGGATCTTTTTTGTCGGCTTCGGCGCCTTCTTTAATTTGCTTTAATTGAGAATCGATGGCTTCTTTAGTGGCTTTGCTAGCGTAACTCATTGTATCTAGCATTAATTTACTGACTTCCCCTGCTAGACTGTCGGGTTTCGCAAAGGCTGCTAGGGCCATTGCTTCTTGGCTTTGCATACTTTGACGTATGGTTTCGCCATTGGCTTTCATGTACTCTGCCACTTGGCCAACACTGGCGTTACCTGTCTTAGCACCGTCGGCTAGCATTTCAGCCAGACGTTTCATTTCAGGACTGCTGTTGGCCAACACTGCTAACGCAGGAGTTATAATTGTGCCAGTATTAGCAATTTCAATGGCCATCTTACGTGCAGCCGCCGGTGCTGCTGCCATGGCTTGTTCGACTTGAGTTCTTTGTTCGCCTGTTAATTTGTTTAGCTGTTGCTGGAAACGCAGATTCATCATGTCTTGACGAGCCTGCTCCATTTTCTTTTTGGCATCTTCACCGGTTATGGATGCAATTAAACGCAGGTTTTGGGCATATTTTTCAGTTTGGATAGCAACTTCTCTGTCGCTGGCCTTAAGAGGACCAGCCATGCCAGCCATGCTACGCATGGTCTCGGCTACTAGACCAGCTTGTTCTTCAACGCTGTAGCCTAAATTCAACAACCTGCGCTGCATTTCCGCGCCACCTTGTGCTAGAGCTTTGCTTAATCTCCGAGACCCTTCAGTCACACCTAGGCCTGCTGCTGCAATATTATTTGCATTTTCGCTAACTACTCGACTAAATTGTTCTAAGGTTAATCCGCCTTGATGTGCTGTTTTTAGCATGTCGCCTAAGCCACCAGCAAAGGCAGCACCTGCACGGTTTAACCCTTGGAATGACTTTACATAACTATCAATTTGGGCAGTGAGCATTTCAAATGCACCAACTGCTACGCCGCCTACTACACCAACTACTGCACCAAAGGCTTTGCCTAAGCCACCCAGTAAAGAACTGATTACTTTACCTAAACCAGGAAATACAATACCTACTAGATTACCAACTACACCACCTAAACTACCAAAAACTCCACCTGCAGCCTGTGCTGCACTGGTTAAAATCTTAATCCCTGACGAAAATAAACCTGTGAATAACCGAGTATCACTGCCACTTTGTGTGAGATTAGTAACAATATCTTTGGTTACGCCAGCTAGATCCTTGGCAAACGTATATCCTGTGGTAACCAAACTACTGGCAAAATTTACTGTGGCACGTTTGGTGTTTTCCCAACCTGCTTGAATCTCAACTTCTCGTTTTTTGGCTTTGAGTAATCTACGTTCTTCATCGTCAGTAGAATCGTTAATAGCTTGTTGCAGTCCATCTAAGTTAGCAGTAACATCTTTGTACTGCATAGAGCCAGTTCGGAAAAACTCAGACCACTTAGCAGCAGACTCGGTGCTGGTTTTTAGACTTCCTTTGAATCGATCTAGATCTTTTACCAGTGCACGAAGACGTTCTCGCTCGGCCTTTTGTTCAGGTGTTTCCTGTGCGGCAGCCCCAGCACCGGGTCGCCCAGCCAAACCATCGGCTACACCTTGAGCAATGCTTTGTTGTAGACGATCGTAATCAAAATCTGCCATGTTTTTGGTAATAAATATCTATATATCAACTTATTTATGGAAATCAAACTATGGAAAACCAGCAGCCTAATCCGCTAAGTCGCTATTTTCGACAACCTGCTATATATCTTAAACTGCCCAGTGAAGGACAATGGTGGCAACCGGGCTCGTTAGATCTCCCAGATAATAAAGAGTTACCCATTTATCCCATGACTGCCAGGGACGAAATCATATTAAAAACACCTGACGCATTAATGAATGGGCAGGGCATGGTAGATGTTATACAAAGTTGTGTACCAAACATTAAAAACGCTTGGGCTTGCCCCAGTGTTGACCTAGACGCTATATTAATTGCTATACGCTTGGCTACCTATGGCAATAGCATGGATTTTGAAAGCACCTGCACTCAATGTAACAGCAAAAATCTGCATGGTATAAACCTAACAGAGCCCTTAAGTGCTATACAGTGCCCAGATTTTGGCAAGTACGTGCGCTACAAAGATCTTAACATACGCTTGAAGCCACAAAATTACAAACAAATCAGTGAAGCAGGACAGATTACCTACGAAGAACAACGTATTAATAGTGCACTGATAGATCAAGAAATGCCAGAAGCAGAAAAAAATCGCATGCTGACAGAAAGTATTAAACGATTAATAGATCTAGGTATACAGGCTTGCAGCAATAGCACAGAATATATCGAAACCAATGGTCAACATGTAACCGAACGTGAATTCATTGACCAATTCTATAGCAATGCCGAAGCTGAAGTTATTAAGTTGCTACAAACTAGAAACGCAGAGATCACACAAGACAGTCGTATCCCGCCATTTAATCTACAGTGTGAAAGTTGTAATCAAACTTATCAAGCGGAACTAACATTTGATTATTCAAATTTTTTCGCGCAAGGCTTTTAACCTTTAAGACCGAAGCAGAGATTATAGCTTTCTTAGATGGCTATGATCGTGAGGTAAAAGCCTTCAAAGAAGAATTACTGCGTATGTGTTGGTTTATGAGGGGTGGTGTCACCTACAGCGAAATTATGCAGATGAGTCAGCCAGAAAGAGAGATTATTGCTAACATTATCAAAAGCAATTTGGAAATTACTAAAGAATCTAAAGTTGCATTCTTTTAAGATTTGCTTTCGCAAATCTATTTCTTTCGCTCTCGCTCAGAAATCTTTTTTTTTACTTTTGAAAGAAGGCATTCATCCAGATAATTCAGTCATAATTCGCCCGTTGCCGGGCGAAAAATAGAGATGCCTTCATCCGAGTGCATCAGCCACTGATTTTGGGAGAGTTGTTTTACAACAGGAGGCGGTTGACCTGTACCCCCACTCTTGCCTTCGCGAATGTCAACGGAACCCTGGTCGCACCTATCAGCAGCACGATTTGGGCCTACGGTTGTTTCTTTTTCACAGAGCCGTAACCATTTGAGACCTAAAGTTAGTTCTATCCTCGCAATGCCCAAGATCTGACGGTAAATGAATACAGCCTCAATGGGAGTCGAGCAGCCCCGACCAAACACTATTGCATGTTAACGGCACAAGGCCGCGATGTTTTCTTTGTTTTTGTTAAGGAATTGTTCTAGATCGAATATTTGCCAGACTTGGTGTCTTGATCTGTAGGTAAATGAGCTAAGGGTTTGGTCCCAGTTTTGATTGTATGGTACTACTACGAATGTGCCTTTGCGTGTGAACTTCATGAACAGAATGTTAAAATCACCCTTGTCAGCTACCTCTAACATCTGTTCAATCCATCCGTCTAATTGCTTACATGAGCCTGTGAATAATTGATGAAATGGAAAATCTGCGTAATTTTTTGCTTCAGCGTTCATACGACCAAAACTGGGTCCTGGTACTATGTCGCCTTTGCTGTGCCTAATTTGAGCTTCTGATAAATTGTCTTTTCTTGCTGTGTTTTTACCACCAATGTAAGCACCAGAGTTAGTAACACGAATGAAACTTTCGCCAAACAAGTCTGTTAACCTCTTGGCTATGTCACGTTCGAAACTACTTCCTTTGTTCTTACTTTTTGATGGCATTGATTATTTTACTTATACTCGAGTCGAGGTTTTTGTGGGTGGCTTACTGTAGCTTATTATCTTTTTCATTGTGTAATATTGTTTGTTCGTCCCACTAAACCTCTACTTTGATCCTACTCTTACATTTATCACCATGATACATGGTGTAATGATTTTTTGCGACCTTTTTCTCACAATGCTCACAAATCCTTTGATTTTCTGGTTTACACATAGGATTATTTGAGCCTGAATTTTTTAGTTTACTCATTGCTTTGTTATACTCAGTTGCCGGCTTACCAAACATCCCATTCTTTTCGCCCTTGCAACCAACATTGGGGTTTCCTTTGAGGGCAGCAGAAATATTTTTGTTATGAGATTCTGGTCTAGCTTTTGCGTATTCTAAAACTCCTAAACTTTGATTTTTTCTTCTTTCCTCTGTATATTGTTTCCCGTAGTGCGGGCAAAGCTCTCCTCGTTTACCAAACATAGGATTTTTCTCTCCTTGCCTTGCAATACTCTTTTTTTGTCTTGTTTCTGATGACTCTTTCCTGCCTAATCTATTTCCTGGATCCCAATATCCATTGCTTTCATTATAGCTCATGTGGTTAGATTTTGCGTTTAGAATAGTCAGATAAATTCTTTCTAATTCTCGTATTTCTAAAGGATCTCCGATATCCCAAATTTCATAAACCCAATCATTTCTATTTTCTGTTATCAATGTTTTAACTAACAATTTAGAACATTTGTATTTTTCATGATTATTTGGGTGACATCCTTTAGATGATTTTGACCCTATATACCATTTTCCTGTAGATATTTGTGTCCATTTGTAAACATAAGCAAAGGTTGTAGACATATGATACTCCGATTAGTAATTTGAGGGCTATCCTTGAATCGGCAAGGAAGGAGGATCAGTCCGTTCGCCCGTAAGTATTTATTACTGAATCGCTGCTTCATACTGCGTAAAACCATTTTGCTTGACAACTTTTAATACATTACTGACACGACTCACTAAGTCATCTCTGTGACTAACTAACCAAACGCTTTTACTTCTATCTCTGGTTAAAGTTTTAAGTGCAGCAAGAGCATTTTCTACGCCCGAGGAATCGAGGCCGCTATCAATAAGCTCATCGATAAACAATAAGTTAACTTTATGGTAAAGGCTTTCATACACATCTCGGAAAGCCCAAGACAATGCAAGTATTACTCGGTTTGATTCTCCGCGAGATAAATTATAGAAATCTAAATCTCTACCTAACTCAGTTATTTCCACGCTTAGATCATTTTTGAACGCTACTTGATGTGGTAGGCCAATTTTTTCTAAGTAATAACTGAGTCTTGTATTTAAGTAATTTAAGTTCTGATCAATGATTTTCTTACGAATAAAACTGTCTTTGTTAGTTAACAATTTTAACAGAAACTCTTCGTGTTCGCGAACCTGTACTAGCTCGTTTATGCGATCGTAACTGATTTCTACTAAGGCAGTGGTACGCATCTCGGCAATTTGTTCTGCATAGGGATCTAATTCTCCTGCCTTAGCAGTTATTTGTTGCTGCAATCCAGCTAGTGTAGCACGATGCTCGATAGCGTCACTTTCACGATCATAAAATACCGCAGGCCGGGTTCCGAGCTCACCTAATTCTGCAAGCTGAGCTTGTAACTTGGTGTACTCTGCTTCAGCTGCACTTATTAAGCGTACACTTTCTATACGGTCTTGTCTGCGTTCCAGCAGTGCTTGGGCTTGTTTAACATCGTGAAAGTCCTGTCCACAGGAATGACACTTATGATTTTCTAAGGCTAGAATTTCTCGATTAAGTCTAGCTAGTGTTTTATGCTCACGAGAGATTTCGGTTTCGGTTCTGCGAATATCTGTTGTGATTTGTGTAATTTGTTGTTGTCGTTGGCTGTACTCAGATAAGGATCTGTGTGCTGCTATTTCTGCATCAATGTCGATTTGGTTGAGTTGATCATAGGCCAACTGCAATTCTTCAACATCTGTTGCATGTTTTTGTAGCCATAAGGTTTGTCTACGCTCTAGGGCAGCAATTTGTTCTTCGATTCTCTTATTAGCGTCAACTTGGGCACGAATATCTGCTTCGGCTTGGGTAATAGATTCTTTGCTAGATTTAATACGTTCTTTTAATGTGTCTGCTTTTTCGCTTAGTAGAGTAATGCCTAATAACTGCTCAATGATTTCACGCTGCTCATTGGCACGCAAACTAAGGAAGGGCAAGGTATATGTGTTAAGAGCCACTATGTGTTGAAACATAGTATGGCTCATACTTAACAATTTTTCAATAGCAGCCTGTGTTTCTCTACTGTCGCCCTGACTTTCATCAGTGGCTTGCTGTTCTTGTCCACCTACATAGAATTTAAGTATATTAGGCCGTCGTCCGCGCTCAATACGATAATCAACACCGTCTTTTTCAAATTCCACAGTGACCAACATGTTTTTGTCGTTGGTTCTGTTGATTAGGTTGTCTTTTTTGATATTAGTTAATGCTGAACCATATAGGGCATAGCTAACAATGTTTAATAAGGCTGACTTGCCGGTACCATTACGAGCACCAGCATCATCGCCGCCTAGGTCTAGATTTTCGCCCAAGATTAGGGTAAGATCGTTTCTGTTGAGATTAACACTCTGTGTAACATTGCCTACACTGAGAAAATTACGTGCTGTGACTGATTTTACTGTGATCATTAAAGAGTTCTGTAGATTTCTAGTAATAAGTTGTTATTATACTGATTGCTTTCTATAGCAGTCAATGAGTTGTTTACAATCTGATCTACACTTTGGAATGTGATATTACCCAATATGACCTGTGCTTCTAGATCAGCCTGTGTGTTTGGAATTAGTTTAATTTCCCTACAACCATACTCAGTCATAAAAGTATCACGCAAAAAACCAGCTTCTTCATAGGTAATATCAATGTTCAAGTTAATCCTAGCATGAGTATTAGGTTTTAATAAAGCAGCAGGATCATCTAGCACAGTGCTGAGATCAAATACACGGTATACAGGTTGATCGGGCCAAGCATGATACTCTGGCTCCTTTCCCCATTCTAGGATCATTAAGCCACGTTCGTCGTCTCCGGCATCTGCATAGTTATGTGGGAAACAGTTACCAATATAGGTAATGTTGCGCTGGGTTTGGCGCTTATGGAAATGTCCAGTAAACACATGCTCAAAGCCACCGAAATGCTCTCTACGTACTTCCCCGTGGTCTGGCATGGGAACTAGGCTGTTCATATAATAACCGGGCAATTCAAAGTGACCAAAGCAGTACTTGGCTTCTAGTCGAGGAATACGTTTGTGATCATCGCCTACTAACCAAGGAGCAACAACAACATCATCCTGTTCAAACCAGTCGTTGACTATTCTGACATTTGGAAGATGTCGCGCCCACTCCACGGATTGGATATCTCTACGATCGCGATAATAAAGATCATGATTTCCAGGAATAAAATACACTTGATCAAAATTGGCATTCAGGTGTTCCAGTGCTCGCAAGCTAT